ACGCTTGAGCTGAGGGATTACCGTATCTTTCGTTAGAACGCCGCTACCCATAAAAAGGGCGGGAAGCCCATGACTTCAGTCGTGGGAGGATTCACAATCTGTATCTTGCTGCATTGCTCCGCATCCTCAAAGAAGAACTGGACGACAAGGCGGACACCATTGAGTGGTGGCTGTATGAGGATGTTCGCAAATGTATCTGGTTCGACCTCGAAGATGGTCGCCGGATGCGCTACGATATGCCGACTGCCGAATCCCTGTATAACTATCTTACGCTGCCGTTTGAGCAGCTTCCTCTCGAGGTAGAATCATGATTTTCATTTTTTCGCTTGTCATTGCAGCGCTGCTTTGCATTGCATCGTTCATTTGCTACAAGGTGTCGGGCAAGATGCTTGATGAGAAAGATGCGGAAAAATGCGCAAAGGAAGCGGAACTCGAAGAAAAACTGATTGACCTCATGATGCAGACCAAAAGCAAGCCGCTGTCGGACGATGAATTCAGTTTTGGCGGTGCTTATGAGGCATTGGTCATGGAGGGAGAGCGTCAGAAGCAGTTGGCGGATGTAGATGAAATTGACGAATTAACGGATAAAATTCGTCTGCTGAGCATGGTCGAACAAATCTCATACATCACGCTTTCATTCGGCGTAATGTTCGTCTGCATGCTTCTGTTCGTGACCGGTATTATCACTGTTGGAGTAATGGCTGCGAGCGTGTATGCTAAATGAATACTCAGAACGGAAAGAAAGGAGACACTATGAGCAAGAACCCGAAAATTGAAGGTATCGTCTTCAGGTACGGCGATGATGACTACTCTTTCTGGATGCCGGACATTTCGAAAGAAGAGAATGAGAAATTCGTACAAACGCTGTTTTCGGCATTTGAGGATAATGGTTGTTCGGTGCGCGGCACAAAGAAGGACATCCTCGATACCATCCGAGAAAACACCTGAAACGATAGGTGCGAATCTCAGAAAAATTTTATGTGCTCGACACGAACGCTCTTCTGTCATCTCCGTACTCTAACGAAAAACAGCATTGACCAGGCACATTTCTAAGCACTGCGACATTTTTCCAAGGTTTTGCAAGGTCGTTTGCAACATTTTTCCGAAATTCACTGATATTTTTTGCAGTCATCCATCTCGGATGGCTGCTTTTTTGTTTTTACGCGAAAAAGTTGCCGATTCGTGCGAATTGCAGATAATGAAAATCAAGGGCAGTCATAGCGGTGTTGTCCGCGGAGATTTTCCAGACAGTGTCTGGAATTTTGGAGGAATCATAGATGTACGGTAAACCGATGGATTTCATAGACTGGCTGATTGATATGCCGGAGGAGTTTTCGTTTTGGGTAGAGGACCAGATAGCAGTAATGTCGCCGGTGACGATTGCCGTGGTAATTGTTGTCGCATTGGCTGTTTTGGCCGGTATATGGCTTCTCGTCGTCTCTGCTGCCAAGAAGGATGTGCGCAATACCAGCGAGATACTGGCGGGCATTGAGGAAGTCAATCAGGGATATGAGTTCTATGATGTGGACGAGGAAATTCGTCTCGAATACCCGCTTGAATCACTTGAAGAGTATAGGGGTGCTTCCCTCGATAAGCTGTTCATGGGCACAGTCCGGAAAAAGATTCCCCAGTTTGAAGAGGTTTTCGGATGGGCACAGTCGAATGTGATTCAGTTTGCGGCATATAAGGAAGAACTCAAAAGCATCCCCAACTGGACCGAGAAGGACGATGATTGCGGGAGAAGAATCCCTTTCTGGCTGTATAAGCACTATGAGGAGAAACTGGTCAATGCGGCGGTGTTCGGCACTCCCGTGACCGAGACGACCTTCATTGCGGTGAAGCAGTATACGCCGCATAAAGGCAAGCCGATGGAGGAGTCTAAGACCTATTCGAAGGCAGAAGCTAAGGAATTCGTAAGACTCGCTAAGGAGCACGAGCGGGAACGCCAGCAGCGAGAAAACGAGCGGAGGCAGGCATCCTCGCAAATCAAGTATGAGGTTTTGCAGCGTGACAGGTTCCGGTGCGTTGTCTGCGGCAGGACCCCGGAACAGGGCGCGAAACTGCATATACAGGCGGTAAAGCCGCTTCCGAAACACGAGAGACCGTCCGCAGATTGTTTCCGAACCGTGTGCGAGGATTGCATGAGAAAGAAAGGGTGAGGGGCAGAGATGTTTTGTATATGCGTACTTATCATAGCAGCAGCTGCCGTGTATATGGTCGAGGCGTATATTCATACCTACTACGCGATTGAGTATATGCACGGCGCTTCGCTGTTCTTTGTGCTTCTGGCGAAATACGCGGCACCGGTCCTGTTCCTGCTCCTGTGCGGGTACTTTGTATTCCGGTACAGGGAGAAGCGGCGGGAATCGGAAAAGCCTGCGCAGGATAAGCCCATGAACCGAGAAGAAGTCTATGCGGAGAAAATTAACGCGACCGTAAAAACGAAAGCCGTGTTCTCAGACCAAGCCGACCAGATGCTGTATCAGGTCAAGCGATTCGGACAAAAGATGGCGGTAGCCTACAGCATGACACAGGACAGCAAGACTTCCGGAGAACAAGCGAAATGCCTGACGCTGTTGGCATCGGCTGAACGAATATTCTATGACCGGCTGGATGACGCTATCCGCTCAGCATCGATGTTCGATGAGACAGAATACAAAGCTTTCCAACAAGGCGTCATCTCATTCGGAGATACCGATACCGCTAAAAAGAAGCAGGAGATATACGCCGGTATCATTAAGACGATAAACAATGTGGTCCATGATAATGAGCGTCTTATCCTGCGCTTAGATTCTCTTGCCTTTGCACTCAATCAGCGCTCAGCACAGAATCCGTGGGATACCGATGTGGTCTTGGCGATGTCAAGACTTGATGATGTCATCACTAAGACGAATCAAGACCTTGAACAGGACGAGGAAATCAGCCGCGAGGCTTTGAAACGATACGACACTCTAAATGGAGGTAATTGACCATGGCAAGAAAAGGTGTGTTCCCGATAGTAGCGACCTTAGCGGTCGTTGGCGTGGTATTGGCGGTGTTCTCCCAGACAGTGATGCGGGACTCGAATATCAGTACCAATACTATGACAACAGAACAGGCGTATGCGGATTTGAGCGGTAAGATGAAACGCATCGGTGTACAGGAAGTATCTGTGAACCCGCAGCAGCTTGATGTATCGGAGTTTTTGGACGCGAAAGATGAGTTGCCGGATATCGACTCCTCCTACCCGTTTGTGGTAGAGGGGAACGGTGATGTCAACATTGAAATCTTCTCTTCCGGCGAGAAAGCAGCAGAATCCGGCTCTGATTCTTTCCTGACCAGCATGGCAAAAAAGTTCAACGCCCAGCACAACAAGACTTCCGGAGACAAGACCATAAGCGTCTCTCTGCGCTCCATTCCGTCCGGCACAGCGGCTGAGTACATTTCGACGGGAAAGTATCAGCCGGAGTGCTATGCCCCCTCAAATACGCTTTTTGGCGAGCTGGTGAAGAACGAGGGTGTAGAGTTGACCGTTGAGGCTGACCGTCTGGCCGGCAATGTGGCGGGTATTCTCGTATCAAAGAAGACAGGGGATATGCTTCGCTCTGAATATGGTGAAGCGTCTGTTTCTTCCGTTCTGAATGCAACCATCGATGGCAAACTCATGATGGGATATTCGAACCCCTACACGAGTGCAACGGGTCTCAACTTCCTGCTTGCGGCCCTTGCGAGCAGCGGCAGCGATACGATTGTCGATGTAGCTGCTGTCGAGAATTTCCAGAAATTTCAAGCGAATGTCCCTCTTGTATCCTTCACGACCCAGCAGATGGTCCAGTCGGCGGACAAAGGCATCGTGGACGGCGTTGTGATGGAGTATCAGTCTTATCAGAATGACCCGACCTTGCAGCGCAACTACGAGTTCATCCCGTTCGGTGTCCGGCACGATAACCCTCTGTATTCCATCGGGAATGTCTCCGCTGAGAAGAAGGAAGTGATTGCTGCTTTCGTTTCCTTCTGCGCTCAGAACCAGGCAGAGGCGACGAAGGACGGATTCAATGGCCTCGATGACTATACATATACCGGCAAAGTGTATGACGGCAATACCATCGCACAGGCTCAGAGTGTCTGGAAGGAAGAGAAGGATTCCGGTATTCCTATCGTGGCGGAGTTCGTTGTCGATACTTCCGGGTCAATGCGCGGAGAACCTATCAATGCACTGAAAACGGCAATGATTAACACCATCCAGTATATCAATGACGACAACTATATCGGCATCATTGGCTTTGATTCGGATGTCAGAGAATACCTGCCTATTGACCAGTTCTCTCTGACTCAAAAAACTCTGTACAAGGGTGCTGTAAATTCCCTCGACGCGAACGGCAATACAGCTATGTATAACGGTCTTTGCGTTGCAATGGACCGCATTTACAAGAAGTCTCAGGAACTCGGCGGTAACTGCACGCCCATCATCTTCGTGTTGACGGATGGTGACAACAATACCGGATATGACTTCTCCGATACGAAGAACATCATTGCTGGTATGGATATCCCCATTTACACCATCAGCTACAACTACGCAGCGGATAGTCTTTCGGAGCTCGCTTCCATCAACGAGGCGGCAGCTATCGTCGGCAACAGCGAGGATATCACCTACAAGCTCCGCAACCTGTTTAACGCAGAGATGTAACTCAAAAGCGCGGTTTTGTCCGCGCAGCTGCTCCAAAAGACAGCCTCCACGCGGCGAGCAGCGGGCAACGGGAGACAGTCCCGGCAAATTGTCTTTGAGACGGAAGGAGGAAGTGCCCTATGCGAGTACAACAGGTCCCGAACTCTCCCTATTTCATCCATTACGACGATGAGGTTTTTTGCTGTATATCCAAAAGCAGAGAAAGCCAGGAACCTATCTCGGAATCTGAGATGCAAGCATTCCTCGGCGCAGTAGCCAATGGCCTGCTTTATATCGAAAAGGAACGAAAGAGCAGATACCAGCGCATCGACGAGGCCGAAAAAGCAGCTTTTGCCAAAGGCGAAGCGAAAGGCAAAGAAGATAAGCTGCTCGCCACGGTAAAAACGTTGAAGGATGAGCGGGAACAGAACCAATATCACGGGTCCGGTGGTTTTCGAGATGCGGATGAAATTCTCCATGAATTAAACGAATGGCTGATGTGTGAATGACTATGATGGGAAGTATTCCGATTCCAAATACCAGATTTTATCTGACAAGCATCGACGGTAAGAAATGGTTTATAACAGAATATTACAGGACTGCGCCGTTTAACCCAGATAAGGAAACATATGACTTGTACAAGGCGTTCGCGGAAGCTTTTCAAGAAAACGAACAAGAAGAGCGAGAGTTTTCTGAAAAACTCAAAAAAGCAGTGAAAAAAGCCTACGGAAACGGCTTAAACGCGGGACGACACAGCCATCTGCAGGCTCCGTCAAGCCTAAGCGAAGGCAGACCGGGACGTGAACAATACGATGGTTTCTATGCTTGGTATGCAGCGCACGGAAGATAAGAGAACAAATTGAAAGTAGGAAACAGCTATGCCACTTTATTCACGAGAAGATGCAGAAAAAGCCTGCATTGAAGCTATTGAACATGCTCGCGCAGTTAATAATAATACTGCTGACAAACAGTACAAAATCGAAGAACGGCACAGGAAAGCGGCAAAACGAATATGAGCATAGTAAAAATCGAAACTGCATCAAGCGTAACGCTGGTCCTCAATGGCAACACGGTCTTTGCCTCTGACGATACATCCTACTGGCTGCAAGGGGCAAAAGTCATTGGTGACGATGGGCATGTCTATGGGCATGCCGAGACTATTCGAGACGCCCTGTGCCTCGTCTTGGCAAAATACGGCGGGTTAAAGGGCAACAGCACAAAACAAACAAAATCGGTAAAGGCGGTGAGAGCATGGTAGTGTATACGAAATCCGGTGTGACAGTGAATTGCTGTGGCAATCTCTTCATTGCATCGGACGGCAAGACATACAACCTCTACGGCAGGATGCTGACATGCAGTGGCATAGTCATCAGCTACAACTGTCAGTCGAAAGACGAAGCAATGGGTACGGTCATAGGGCTGTACGGTGGTCGAAGATTTTAGGAGGTACAATAATGCAAACAGTCATGACGAACAGCGGCGTGGAGCTGCGTGTGGAAAGCAACATCATTTATACCACTGACTCCAAGGCATTCTGGCGCAGCGGTAACATGCTGGTTGGTAATGGCACGGTCATCAGCTACCAGTGCCGCTCGATGGATGAGGCGGTCGATATGGTTGCGGCCTTGTACAACGGAAAAAAACCAGAAGCAGCGCAGGCGTAAACCCCTGCAAAAGTATATGCCGTTCACCTCCGGGTGGGCGGCTTTTATTTTGTGAATGTAGCGATTCGGGGGAAGAGAGAAACAATTTTGCCAGTACTTTGATATTCTGCGGGATGATTTCCAGCAGTTCGATACTCTGTGGGCAGTTGCACTGCCGTGCGAATTGCATACAATGGGAATTGAAGAACAAAAAGAGCGATGCAAGGCTGTATTTACAAAAAATCATGTGAGCGCTTTTGGTGTTCATTAAACGACACGAAATTAAACGAAACGCAAAGAGAATACAAGAAAAGGTGAATGAAATCCGGCTGAGGCGGATAAAACTTGCGCCGAGTAGTTTGAAGTCCGGACAATGGGACAGCTAAAGTGGTAGAATGAAACTAGGAATACCTAAAATCAGATTTAACCGAAAAAACAAAAAAACATGAATGAATGATTAGTTGCTAAAAAAGTAACTGCTCGCTTATATACCCGACCAAAAGAAATGACCCAAATCTGTTTAGGAAGGATAGGCACAAAATGGCACGAAGGAAAGCAAACGACTTGGAAAATCAGATGTCGCTCATGGATATGATGGCATCGGAAAGCCCCGAATACACCGAGGAAGGCCCGGAAGAACTTTTGGACCCCAGCGAGGATACGGGGGACAGTGATGGGCAGACGGATAAGCCCTTCAAACTCGTGGCGAACAAGACCACGAAGGCAAAGGCGAGCATCTCCACGCAGGCGCTGAGTGTTGTGAAGGCGATATATGCTGATACGGTCGAAACGAATTGGGAAGAGTTGTTTGACGGGTTCGACAGACTCTATGCTATCACTTTTTCGTCCGGAATCGAGTTCGTGAATAAGGTCATCAACAAGTTCTCGTATGCGGAAGTCGTGTTCGGATGCGAGAAAATCATCGCCAACGACATCGCTGCCATCATGTCGGTGCAAATCGACAGCGTGCAGCGGCTCGCAAAGTCTAAGTCGGCAGGAAACCTCGCGAACCGGCTCGATGACGGGTCCTTGCAGCTGTATGTATCGCGGGACACGAAATCGCACGAGAAAATCTTTATCTTGGAGAGCGCTGACCATAAGCGGGTTCGAGTCATCACCGGCAGTGCGAATATGTCGGCATCGGCGTTTTGCGGCATCCAGCGAGAGAATATCGTTTGCTTCGATGACGAGGCGGCATTTTCGCGTTATAAGGTTCTGTTCGAGTCCTTCAAGGAGACCTGCTCCGACAATGTTTCGTATAAGGCAGTCGTGAGCACTATGAATCAGGAAGACTACCTCAAAGAAAACATCAAGGAAGTGCCCGTCTTCCAATCCATCGAAAAGCAGAAGCTTGTCTTTCTGGAACAGGCGCAACCTGAGGACGAAGTGGAATACGAGATAGTCGCCGATGTCAAGAAGATGCAGGAGCTCGTCAAGCCAATCGTGCCTAAGATGCCGGTACAGGGTAACCGTATCGTGGTAGCATCGGAACCGATGCGTGTTTTTACGAAACGGTATACCGAGGTTCGGCGTGTAGCAGCTGAGGCTGTTAAGCAGCTTCCGAAACTGCATATCGACTATGATGCCGGGACCATGACCTTCAACGACGAGAATATCGACCTCAATCCGAATCTCAGCGAGGTGGCAAAGAACATCAAGAGCATCCAGAAATTTTTCTCAGGCATGGACTACTTTTACGGTGATGTCGAGCAGGCTAAGAAGGACTACTTCAAGTATATGACCTGGTATCTGGCTACTCCGTTCATGGCGTACCTTCGGTACTTCGCATCAAGGAACAACTACGACACGAAGCTGTTCCCGATGTACGGCGTTATATATGGTGATTCTAACGGCGGCAAGACGACCTTTATCAAGTTCCTTGTCAAACTCATGTGCGGCGAGACCGTCAAGATGAACACAACGGAGGATTTCACAGCCACAAGAATCGATGGCCTCAAACGAGTTTGTGAGGGACTGCCGCTGAATATCGACGACCTCGCCAAGACCCAGTTCCAGAACCATTCAGAACGGGTCATTAAGAATGATGAATGGGGTATCTCTGACAGGCTCGTGAACTATCCCGCTGTATCTATCACATCGAATAAAATCACCTCGCTGACAAAAGACCTCTCGAAACGCGCTATCATCTGTCGAATCGGTGCTAAAATCGACAACGAGCGCGGTGCCAAGAACTCGAAGCGAGTGAATGAGAGTATGTCGGAGCTGACTACCGCGTTCTATGGCGAATATGTCCGCCGGATGCTTATCTGCATCGATGAGACGACGACGGAAATGCGTGAGAATGCGAATGGCAAAGAATACTTCCCGGATATCTTCCATGCTTCGTCCAGTGTGATTGCAGATATCTTTGAGGCTTGCGAAATCGATTTGCCGGACTATGTGCGTATCCTGTATTACAACGACTACATGGGTGATGAGAGCATTGGTCGTGCTGCGATTGAGAAAATCGAACTGGCATGGCAGGCAGACCCGAGCAAATTCCGTGTGGATAAGAAGCAGAACCGGCTCATTTATACCTATCCACAGGATGGACCCTGGTACGAACTGAAATACATTGCAGACGAGCTGCCGAACTCCCTCGAAGCAGAGATTTCTGGCGGCAACCAACTTATCATGAACTACGAGCAGGCACAGGAATTGTTCGGCATCAAGTTTCGGCGCTGGCTGGGAATCTTCAACCTCTAATACGAAAGGCAGGCCCTTTTCTGAGCCTGCCTTTTGATTTCGCAAAAATGGTTGCCCATTCGTGCGAATTGCGTACTATGAAGTATACAGGCAAGCGATATTACCGCTGAAAACGACTGCCGAACAGAGAAAGGAAAGACTATGAACGAGCAAAATTTCGTTGAAGATACTCAGGATTCTACTGAAGATATTCAGTATCAGGCGTATGTGGCACTGGTCGAGGATTTCAAGGAATTCATCGATACGACAGTAAAGGCCGGCAAGGATTCCTATAAGCATGTGGACTTGTTCAACGGCAAGCCTTTAGAGGAGTCCGTGACGCATACTGTGCCGCTGGAAGATGACAAGGCGCAGCTTCTGGCTGCGGCGTGCATGGACTTGGCAAACTCGACTCTGTGGCTGTATTATCACCAGAATAAGTTCAAGGATACAGAGTTCGCCGAGGTCGTCAACAACAACTATCCGAAATATCAGGTCCGAGTACAGCAGGAGATGAACCAAGAGGGAGGACAGTTTTATCTGCGCAGCTGGTATTCGCTGGCTCAGAAGATTTCCAGAGAGTGCCAGTTGAAAGCATACGAGGGCTACAAGCCAAAGGAGCAGATGACCTATGTAAACATCTATCTGCTTGTCTACGCAGCCATGAAGTCCCTTAAAAACGGGTCTTTGAGCCGTATCATGGCAAACATCGAACATGACTCCGATAAAATCGGGAATCTTGCGTTCTACTTCTTTACTTATATCCTCGAAGTGTTGGAAATGCCTCTCGGATAAAAGAGTGACCCTGCACATGCCGCTTTTGGTGTGTGCAGGGCTTTTTTGTGTGTGGGGGATGGCTCGGAACAATATGCGGAACAATATCAAAGCTAAATCGACATTGTTCCGACAAGCTGATTTTGTTCCGCATTGAGCTTCGAAGTTTGGTGGGAGTTGTGCAAGGTTTACAAAATATATGGTTGATTTTCTACATTTCACTCAGGCAAATTCTGTAATGTTAATGTCAAAGGCGCAAATTTTTGAAAAAGCGGTGCAGAAAATTTCTCTCAATAGGCTCATCCACAGAAAAACATGGGATACAACCGAAAACTCGCTGGAAAAAGCGCGGATTTCAGCAAAAACTCGTTGGGAAAATGTGCAAGGACGCAAAACTGGTAGGAGTTGCAACTCATACACAATGCTGAGAGTTTTCTTCACTCGCGTTTATAAAAAATGGGTACGCCCGCACTATGTCGGCATACCGATATACGACGACCAAACGATGCAGCGCAGCCAGCGCCATTTTCGTTCTGAGCACAGTTTCCTCTTGCCAGGCTGTGCGAATGGCGTACACTGATAATTGTACGATAGATAGCAGCATAATAAACGACTTCCGTACAATTCATATTCTGACGAAGAAGAGCAGATACACCAAAGTGGTGCGTCTGCTCTTTTTTGTTGCCAACGAACGAAAGAGGTGTAAAACCATGGCAAAACCCTGGACATCAGAAGAATTAGCGATTTTAAATCAGCGGTATCCGAAGGAGGGCGCGAGTGATGCGCTCGTAAAGACCTTGAACCGCACAAAACAGGCGATTCACTTCAAGGCCCAGCAAGTTGGGCTTCGCAACGCGAACCGAAAGAGATTCACTGACGAGGACATCGAAATTCTGAGAGAGCGGTATCCGAACGAGGGTGCCAGCAAAGACCTCCAGAAACTGCTCGGCAGAAGCGCCGCGACCATTAACAGAAAGGCTCGTCTGCTCGGCATAAAAGGCGCTCGGCATTATTGGACCGAGGAGAAGTTGAAGATTCTGGCTGAACGATACCCGAAGGAAGGGGCAAGCCAGGAACTGGTGCAACTGTTTCAGCGCAGTGCCTATCTCATCAGTATGAAGGCTAACGCATTGGGGCTCCGATACGAAAATAGACGCCGGTGGACTGAGGAAGAGGAGAATATTCTCATTGAGAGGTATCCTTGGGAAGGTGCAAGCGAGGCTCTTTTGAAAGACCTCAACCGCAGCCGCGCTTCTGTCTTGAACCATACGAGCATCATGGGTCTTGTGTGCCAGAAACGCTCGAATTGGACAGCTGATGAGGAGAAGGTGCTCCAGGAACGCTTTCCCGAGGAAGGTGCGAGCGAATCTCTGCAGAAAACTCTGAACCGAACGGGTACTGCCATCTACTGTAAGGCGATGCGCTTAGGATGCCAGAAACCTGCCCAAAAGAATCGCAAATAACCTCTTGCGCATCCGTGCGGCTCGAGGTATACTAACGATGTAATCAAAAAGAATTATCTTTTGCGAGGACTCCGCTAATGGCGCAGTTCTCGTTTTCTTTTTGCCCGGAATCCTGCAGAGCCGCAGAGCACCGGCACTACTTGCCGCCCGCAGCCAGCCAGCAGGAGACTCACAGGAAAACCAGCAGAAAGGCCCCGGTGCGGATGCCGCTGCGGGATAATGTATGTTCAGAACGGAAAGCAAAAAATGCTGCCGCCCAGATAATGGGTAGCAGCATTGTTTTTTGTCTAGGATAGTCAGAGATTATCGGTTAAGCATCAGACGCGAACGCCCATCTCGTCAGCCTTGTCATCCTCGACATCCAGATAGTAGTACATGTCACCGAACTCTAAGCCCAACTCATCGGCATACTTTTTCAGAGTGTCAGAGAACACTTTCAGGTTAAAGCCGTTACCGGGATGCTCTTTCTGCCATGCTTCGATTTCTCGCTTAGAAGCAGCAACACAGGGTCTATCTTCGTTGCCATCATCGTCAAAGGTGAATCCGTCTACCAGACGACGGTAGGTGTCGTCAGAAGCCTCATTCTGGATAACATAGGCAATGATAGCAGCCTTATTGTTGTAGTCTGAGTTCTCCGCAAAGAAATCCTCGATATCGCCATGGCGCACAACAACATTTTCATAGAAGTCCTTGATTTCGCTGTCGGCATACTCGTTCGTCATGACCTTCTCATGATTTTTGAGGAACTTAATGAAGGTTTCATCGCTCAGATTGTCCGCATAGAATCCGAGAGCGTCCACGCGGACTTTCACAAGGCTGCTCAGGAACTTCTCCATCTTTGCAAGGACATGCTTTGCTGTGAATGCTTTTTTCAGGTTTATGGTGTAGTAAAAAACAGGGAAGTCTTTAATATCAACGCCGCTTTCCCTAAAATTTTCTCCCACTTTGTCGATAGGCTTGTGCAAGAAGGGCGCATATTTGTACAGCGCATCGACATCGGTGATGTAGTCAGTGATGTACAGTTCATCGTTTTTGCTGTAGTGTCCCAAAAGCCCGACGGCCGCAGAGAGGCGGATGCCACGCTGGAAATTTGTCCAATCGAAAGTAACGGGATAAATGACATTCGCAACAGTACCGTCCTCAGAATACTCGACGGGAGCTGAGCAGCGATGAATACCGAAAAGGTCATAGCCGTCCTTGTGGATGCTCATGTACTGATTTTCGAGGATGACCAGATTATACAGCGGCAACGCCATCGGAATCTGCGCTTTCAGGAATTCGAGAAAATAATTTACATTCTCGTGAATCCAAGTGTAGTCGTCCACGGTTTCGATGTGTTTCTTCGACTCCACGACATCCTCACCTGGAAGAGGCTCGTAACCGCATGTCTGACGAAGCTCGTTTTCCGTCACGGCATCCGTTGCCTTGGCGATTTTCTTCAAAGTCACCTCGGTAGGCTGAGACTGTGTTTTGCCGTTCGCAAGACGGTTCACATATACGCGACCAAGGTGCGATGTCTGGGAGAACTGCTCCTGTGTCCGCGTACCGATGGCTTTCTTGACGAGCGCCGCTAATTTATCAGGGTCATACCCGGAATTGTTTTTGCCGTCACTCTCGAAAACTGAATCCTTCTTGTTCAGCCAGCCATCAAGAATCGAATACCCGATATCATGCAAGGAGGCGCACACATGTCCGTCAATGTTCCTGTCTGGTTTTGGTGTGTGTTCATTATCCTCGAGAAATTCAACCTTCTTGCATAATAGCGCACGCTCATTAGCAAGAAGTATATCTGGAGCGTTCAATTCAGCAAGTTTCGTAACGCGTTCATTGCTGTCTTTGAGTCTTCTGGTCAAAAACATAATGTCGCTGAGTTGGTCAGGAGAGAATTTCTTGAAAACGTCTGTACCGAGTTCGATTTTAGTGATGACAGGGAGAGTAACAGATGCATCGATGTCTTTGGCGTATTGCAGGATAGCATCGACAACAAAGTAGTAGTTATTATATGCTTTGTAATCAATATGGACAATGGTATCCGTTTTCTTTATCGGGACAATCGTACCTTTGCCATCTTTAACTCCATAGAAAGCCGAAACGGATAGAAAATCGTCAAGGACCTTTTCATCAACATGCAATGCCTTGGCAATCACCGGCAGCTGCTTGCGAAGCAGGACAGGGGCGTTCAGCTTGATGGAAAACATACGGCGACTCCTTTCGCGTGTATCATTTTGTAGCTTTGTGTATTATTCTGTAACTATTATACAAGGACGCAAATAGAATTGCAATAGGGAAAACAACAAAAAGATACAAAAAAGTACACGAGAATACAAGAACGAATGGCACGGGAAGGGGTTTGCCTTGTTTCCGTTCTGGACGAAGCAGTTTGGGAAAGGTGACGCGCTGGGAATTCAGCTGCTGCCGCTCGGTAGGGTGCTAACGGGCTGCAGAAAGGAAGGATACAAGCCCGGTGACTGAAAATTTACGTGTTCGGTGCATGGCAGTTGCACATTCGTGCGAATTGGATACAATGGAGAATATAAGGTGATTTAGTATGTATGCCGCAGGGATTCGTTCTCTGCGGCTTGATTTTTCTCGAAAAGAGGTACAAAAGATGCGAAATCGGAAGAAAGCCCAGAAGGTAGCTTCGCTTGTCATGGCGGTCATGATGACTTTGACCTTGGTGCTGGGTACGGTGGTGCCGGTCGTTTTGCAGACGGCAGCAGTTTTCTAAAATCTCATAGTTTGTTCTAGCCCCGCGTGGATGAAATGTCTGCGCGGGGCTTTTTTGTTTTTGTGGAGGAAATCATGGCGGAAAAGAAGCGGCAATATTCACGAGCGCTCGCACAGAAACGGTGTCTGGAAGCGATTGAGCGGGCCATTCTCATCAATAAGAGCGAGGCGGAAAGACCTTTCGTGTTTCAGGTACAGGAATTGGTCGTGTTCGGACCTCTGGTCGATACCGATGCACCCACAGTCCACGGGGTAGATATCCTTGCAACTACGGCGCGGCATCACAGATACCGGAATCGGGACGAGGCATTTCACAGTGACAGCGAGGATTTTATCAATAAGTACGCTCCGTTCAGTATCTGTTTGTGGCGGTTCCGGGAAGAGTTCCCGGAAAAGGATATGCTGAACTACCTCAAAGGCCGGCACATGGGTATCGTGACGATGTACGGGCAGCAGGACAGGGCTTTGCTCGACGAGGGCAGATTCTTCACCATCATCCGAGACGGCAAGGTTCAGGCTGACCAGCTGGATGCCTTGAAGGAACTGTTCCGAGGTAAAGCATGAGCACCGTTACGCTGATGCAGGGAGACTGCTGCGAGAAACTGAACGGGATTCCGGCAAATTCCGTAAATCTCGTCTTAGCGGACCCGCCCTACGGTATTACGCATCAGGCTTGGGATAGCGTATTGCCGTTTGAAGACTTCATCGAGAAGGACGGGAAGCGACTAAGCCTTACTGAGTTTCTTCTTTCCTGCTACAAGGCGGGGATTTCCTATGCTGATGCAATGTCCGAATGGACCCAAAACAAGCAGCAGGGGATTTGGACACAGCTGGATAGAATCCTGACAGAGAACGGCGCTGTGATTCTTTTCTCAGCGGGAGCGTACACCAAGACCCTGATGGACAGCAAAGTCATACCGTGGCGGTATAACCTCATCTGGCAGAAGACATCTCCGGTAGGATTCCTCAACGCGAACCGGATGCCGCTAAGGGCGCATGAAGACATCTTGGTGTTTTACAAGAAACTGCCAACCTACAACCCGCAGAAGACATCAGGGCATCCGAGAAAAGTTTCAACGGCGGAGCACAAGCGGAACTCTAAGATGACTGAGGATTACGGCAAATACAAGGCAAAAAGTTACGACAGCACCGAGAGATTTCCAACGAGCGTTTTGACATTTGCCACTGATAAGCAGAAATGCGCAGCGCACGGCACGCAGAAACCCGTAGCGTTATGTGAGTGGCTCATCAGGAGTTACACGAATGAGGGCGATACGGTCCTTGATTTTTGTATGGGAAGCGGCTCGACCGGCGTGGCGGCAATGAATACGAATAGAAACTTTATCGGCATCGAAAAGGATGCCGATTTTTTTGTTGTTGCGAAAGAGCGAATCGCTGATGCGGCGCAAAGCCGTTGAAGATAACGCTATTTGTTTTCGCACAACGACCAACAAAAAGCATCTTAAACACACGCGTGCGTTCGATAAATGAGCGCGTGTGTTTTTTGTGTATTCCGCGCATTTAACGCTCATTTTTTGTAAATAAGTATCCGATGCGGAGTGATTCCGCATCGGTTTTTATAGGACCAAAAATGAATAAGAACAAAGTATACACGCATGTTTCGCTGTTTTCCGGTGCAGGGGGACTTGATATCGGCTTAGAGCAGGCTGGGTTTCATACGGTATGGGCGAACGACTTCAATCATGATGCCTGCGAGACCCATAGGTTGTGGAGTAATGCCACGGTGGTGGAAGGCGATATCGGCAAAGTAGACTACGATACTATCCCGGATTGCGATATCGCATCTTTCGGATTCCCGTGCCAGGGCTTCAGTTTATCGGGACCAAGGAAAATCGACGATAGCCGGAATGTGCTCTACCGGCATTGCGTCAAGTTGGTCGAGAAGAAGCAGCCAAAGCTGTTTCTTGCTGAGAATGTCAAAGGTTTGCTTACGCTTGGCGGCGGAAAAATCAAGGACGCTATCATCGCGGATTTCGAGAGCAAGGGATATGTGGTGTCCATCAACCTTGTCAATTCTGCGGACTATCATGTCCCGGAAGATAGACAGCGAATCCTCCTTGTGGGCATCCGAAAAGACCTTGCTGAGAGGTATGGCGTAGAGTTCAAGGTTCCTACACCGCTTCCTGACCGCATCAGTATCCGGCAGGCATTAGAGGGTTTAGCCCCGGTGACGGACGATGAAATCTGCAAAGAAGCCTACTCCTCGCGCTACATGTCCCGAAACCGGAAACGCGGCTGGGACAGCGTATCGTTCACGATTCCCGCGATGGCTAAGCAAGTGCCTCTCTGGCCTGGGTCGCCTGACATGGTGAAGGTCGGCAAAGACATTTGGCAGTTCGGTGAGGAAGGTAGTACCAGACGGCTGTCCTATAGAGAAGCAGCCGCTATCCAGACATTCCCGAAAGATATGGCCTTTTGCGGGAATCTGACGAGCAAGTATAAGCAAATCGGGAATGCAGTGCCTTGCGAACTTGCAAGAGTCGTGGGCACGGAACTGTACCGTATCCTGAACGAAATTGAAGAGCAGGAAAATCATTGTCCGGCATGAGTGATTCGTGCCGAATTTTTTATTGGAGTCATCATGCCAGAGACAAGGAAATACACCGTTGCTGACCTGTTCGCGGGTGTAGGTGGATTGAGTTACGGGTTTTCAAGGAACGACCGCTTTGAAATCATCTTGGCAAACGAGATGCAAAAGGATATTGCGAAAGCATATACCCTCAACCATCCTGCGGTAAATATGCTGCAGGGTGACATCAAAGACCTGTCCGAAGACATCCTCCATCAAGCGATAGGAAAACGTACAGTGGATGTCGTAGTCGGTGGTCCGCCGTGTCAGTCGTACTCTACGCTCGGTAAGCGGCAGATGGATGCGCGGGCAAATCTTTTCATGGAATACAAGCGTGTCCTCCGCATCCTACATCCGAGAGCATTCCTGTTCGAGAATGTCAAAGGTATTCTGAGCATGGACAAAGGAGCCCTGTTTGAGCATGTCCGCAAGGAATTCGAGGATATTGGGTACAGCCTCCAATACAAAATCCTCAATGCCGTAGACTACGGTGTACCGCAGCTGCGAGAACGGGTCATTCTAGTTGGGTTTTTAGGCGAGAATGCCTTTCAGTACCCGGAACCTACACACGGAGAAGGACTACTGCCGTATGTGACGCTGCATGATGCGCTCAAAGACCTGCCTGCGCTCTCGTGCGGGGAGAAAAACACCGTGTATGCCGCTCATCCCGATAACGAGTTTCTTTCATGGGTCCGGCAGAGTGCTACCGATACACTCACGGAGCATAAAGCCCCGAACAACAGCGCCCATCTCCGTAGAATCATGGCGGCGCTCAAAGATGGGCAAGGCAAAGATGATTTGCCGGAAGAACTCAGACCAAAGAGCGGGTTCAAGAACACCTACGCGAAACTCTGGTGGGAGAAGCCCGCCACTACCATCACACGGAACTTTGCCTGCCCCTCCTCATCGAGATGCATCCATCCGAAAGATTCTAGAGCACTCACGATACGCGAAGGAGCACGGTTGCAGAGTTTTCCTGACAGCTACCAGTTCTACGGCTCGGATTGTCTGAAACGATTAGAAATCGGCAACGCCGTCCCGCCGCTGCTTTCTGTGGCATTGGCTGAACAGATGCTGAAAGCACTCGATGCAGAAAAATAACATACCTACAGATTCTCGGCAGAAATAGCCGGGAGTAAGGACTACTCATGAATAACAAAAACGCCGAATGGCAACGAGAATACTACTTGACACATGACAAGTACCGGATGCAGGGGCAGGGAACAGATTGCTATAAGGTCGTCAAGAGCCTTACTCGTATCTTGCAGCTGTCTACCATTGCGAAACTTACGACCGACAACGAATCGGTCATCAGTGATTTTCGATTGAATCGCGGCGAGTATGGGCTTGAACCCTACGATGAATACGCTATCAAGGTAGATGATACCTACGGTGCATCATTATATATCCTTGTCCATAGAAGGGCTGATACGACCTTCCTGTGCCCAATTCTTGTGGGCTTTGAGGGCGAGAATACCTGTGCTATGGTCAAGCCTACCGATAACTGGCGGATGCGGGTAATGACGGCATTTGTCGAGCTGAAAAGGGCTGGGAAGGAATTCGGTGTAGACGGACTGATGATGGCGGTGAATACACGGAATGGGGTATACGGCTACCTATCCGTTCTGAACGAGCCAGGCAACCTGCTGGAACGGTGGCTGCGAACCGAGCGCGATTCCCTACATATACGGAACTCTGTGACGGCTCCGAGCTCAGCGGCGCTGATACTGCAAATCTGGCTGCATACGATATGCCTTTGGAAGAAGCGGTGCCTGAGCCGGAAGGTTGAGCCGCGTATCGTACACGCAAACGGGGAACAGGAATCGGTCAAGGATGTTAGAGAATGCCTGAACACCTCCAAGCAGACTATCGTGGACCTCAAAAAAGGCATCGTCGTCTATGTGAATGATGGTGGAGGGAAACGGGTGTTTGCCGGGTTCTGCGTGCTCCAATCTGAGCGCTGTGGGCATTTCCGGCATCTGCAAAGCGGAAGAGTCGTCTATGTACGACCTACGACCGTTCACTACAAGAAGCTGAACCCCAACAAGGCTATCAGCCAGACTGCGAATCCGGTAATTTACCGGAATACAGAGGATTTCCTGCGCGAGAAATCCTACCTCGAAAACGATGTGCTCATGATGCTGAAATGCAATGGCATCGAGTATCAGCGGGAGAAGATGTTTCCATGGATGGGGAAGAAGCGCTTGGATTTCTTCCTGCCGGGCAAGAACATGGCTGTCGAGTGTCAGGGCGTGCAGCACTTTTACCCCTACGGCAGCGATGACAAGGATTTTGAGGCACGAAAGCAGCGGGATACCGATAAGTACAACGAATGCACCCGCAACGGCGTGCAGGTTCTCTATTACATGAGCGAGTTGATTCCGGTGCCTGACGAGATGGCAGGAAAGTACCGGTATGTGACCAACCTCGATGAACTGCTGGAAATTTTAACGACAAATAATTGATTTTGAAACCTCCGATGTTACGGCATCGGGGGTTTTGTTTTTGGAGGATACGGAGATGGCAAAGAACGATAACCTTCATAAGGCGAAGGACGCGAAGAATGATGAGTTCTACACCAGAATCGAGGATGTCGCAGAGGAATTGCGGCACTACAAAAAGCATTTCGCAGGCAAGGTCGTACTCTGCAACTGTGATGACCCGACATGGTCTGCTTTCTGGCGGTATTTCCACCTGAACTTCGCTGAGCTCGGCTTGAAGAAGCTGATTTCCACGCACTATGACCGTACAGAGCCCACCTATAAGATGGAGTACGAGGGTGGGGACGACAACAATGTGGAAGTCGGAGTTAAGACCCAGATGGAAGGCAATGGAGATTTCCGAAACAAGGAATGTCTCGACTTGCTGGATGAGAGCGATATTGTGGTAACGAATCCGCCCTTTTCCCTTGCAAGGGCTTATGTCCAATGTTTACGCGAGCATGGTAAGCAATTTGTTATCATCGGGGACCTCAACTGGATTACCTACAAAGAAATTTTCCCGATGTTAAAGGACAACGAAATCTGGCTGGGATATTCTTCTGTAAAAGAGTTTACGCAACCTGACGGAACAATCAAGAAATTTGGAAATAAATTGTGGTATACCAATCTCGACATCCAGAAACGCCACGAGAAACTGATTCTCTGGCAGCGGTACTATGACGATAACGGAAATCCTCTGCCGGATGCGGAAGAACGCTACCCCCCACTACGATAATTACGATGCCATCAATGTGGACAGGGTTGCGGATATCCCGGTAGATTATCAAGGCGTAATGGGTGTGCCAATTACTTTCTTGAATGGCTACAATCCAGAGCAATTCAAGATAATTACAATGTCAACCATGTCAGGAAAGTCTGCTAATTACTGGTCGATGCTCAAAGGAAAATCTAAATATTCAAGAATTTTTATTACAAAAGCGCAAGAAGGAGTCTAATCAATGAAGCAGATTGAATTTCCTACAATGAATGCGGATATGTATTCATATATTACATCAAGTTATTCGTATCCATCTTTTGGTCATAGTATGCCATGGAGAGAATACCCACACATATTATAAACAAACATCCGGACAGAAATATACAAGACATCAAAAAATTTATCAAAGCAATGACAACTATGATAGAGGCTGAATTTGCTTATGAAGATGCAAGTACCATAGAAAGGAATTGAAGAACAATGAAAATCACAGAAACCAAAATCAAGGTATCCGACCTTGTAGAGAACTACAAGGACAATGGCGATGGCGGTGTCTTTGGCTACAATGACCGTCTTACGATTCGCCCGTCCTTCCAGCGTGAGTTCATTTACGGGGAGAAGCAGCGTGCAGCCGTCATCGATTCCGTAATGAACGGATTTCCGCTGAACGTCATGTATTGGTCTAAGACCGGGGCTGACACATACGAGGTCCTTGATGGGCAGCAACGTACCATCTCTATTGCCCAGTACATTAACAGGGATTTTCCTATCAAAATCAATGGCAACGACAAGTTCTTCCAAAACTTGACCAACGAGGAAAAGCAGGCAATTCTGGACTATGAGCTGACGGTCTACATCTGCGAAGGCACCGAAGCCGAGAAATTGGAATGGTTCAAGCGCATTAACATCGCTGGCGAGGTTCTGACTCCGCAGGAACTGCTGAACGCTACTTATACGGGTTCTTGGCTGGCCGATGCCAAGAACTATTTCTCGAAGCGTAACTGCGTTGCTGCGAAGATGGCTGACGGATACCTGAAAGGCAACCCGATTCGGCAGGAACTGCTGGAGAAGGCTCTTGCATGGATTGCTGACCGCGACGGCCTTGAATCTGGGCAGATGTACATGGCGGTTCACCAGCACGACGAGGATGCCAATGACCTCTGGCTTTACTTCCAGTCTGTCATCAACTGGGCGAAGATGCTGTTCCCGACGAAGCGGAAGGGAATTACGGATTCACAGGCATGGGGACTGCTCTACAACAAGTACCATGCAAAGCAGTACAACAGCAACGCTCTGGAAGCTGACATCAAGAAACTCGTGCTGGATGACGATGTGACCAAGAAGGCAGGCATCATCCCGTTCATCCTCTCTGACCGTACTTGGCGTGACGAAAAGCATCTGTCCCTTCGTGCGTTTACTGAATCTCAGAAGCTTCGCGCCTATGAGCGGCAGGGCCACAAATGCCCCTTGTGCGTTGCGAATGGCATCAGCACCGAGTACGCTTTTGAGGACATGGAAGGTGACCACATCATTCCTTGGAGCAAGGGCGGGCATACCACCGACAACAACCTGCAGATGCTGTGTAAGAAGTGCAATGCAGCGAAGTCGGATAATTGAGAGTTATAATAAACAAAGATTGTTAAAAATATGATAGAAAGAAAATTTCTTGTAAATAGCAAATGGATAACATTCACGGAATTTGAAAACAAAGGATTTGAGAAAAAGTGTGATTTAGCATATGGAAAATAGAGGAATACGACTGGTACAACGAGCCTCCCGCCGAGGATTTTGGCAACTTAGATATTGACTGAGTTATTGAGATTGGCCTTGAGTAATTTGTAAAGCGTGGTATAATAAAGCTATCACAAAAGGTTTGAGCCTCCTATCGTAATCAGTAGCATGCTGACTGCGGTGGGAGGCTTTTGTTGTTAGGAGTGTAAAATGGGTAAAAAAGAACAGCGTTGCCTTGAAGTTGTAAAAAGTGTATGCAAAGATGACAAAAATTACTATCAGGGTATTTCTGCAGAAGAAAAAGAGGAAATTGTTACTCTAATAGAAACCGCAAAAGATACAGATGGACTAACTACGAAGTTTCCTGATTTTATTGGCAACAATGGATGGATTGAGCATTTCGAAGTGACGTGTAGTAATAGAACGAGAAAAGGGTATGAAAATAAGATACAGGAAAGCAAAATAAACAAAGCTGTAGAGCAACGAATTGATAAGGCAAAAGAAAAAGAAGAAACGGATTTTTCGTTCTCGGCGTGTTATACATCTACCAACAATAGTTTGAAAAACTATATAGAATCGCTGGAGGAATGTTGGAAAAAGCATCTCGACAGCCTAAAAAAAGAAAATGAAAGATTGCGCAGTTTACACATAAGTGCTATTCTAATCGAATCAAATGATGATTTACTTAAAGTTGCCAAATTCGAAAACATGCAGCAAGGAATTATAAAACCCGAAAATACTGATTTGCCGTTTGAACTAATATACAACAAGAATATTCTTGATTTCATTTATCAGTATAAAAGTTTAATTAAGTATGTGATATTTAAAAATAACTTTTGTGTTCGAATCCTAAAAGTTGATAGCATACCAGTTATTATCGATTCTATTGATTGGAGTAAACTGTGTGTTTGTGCTGTACCTGGCATAGTTCAACGTAGCGTTTGTTGTATAAGCTTAATGGATTGCTAAAATCATCACAGCATGGTATAATATACTCATTATAAAAGGTAATACCAACAATCCAAACAAATCTCATCATGAAAGGAGCCATACCATGTCCACCCTCAAAAACGGCGAGTTCGGCATCGACTTGGACAAGGAGAAAATTCTCTGGACCGACCGAAAACGCCACACCATCTTTTCTCTGCCGCTGTCCTTTACAAAGTACACCCTGACCGAGACCAAACTTATCATCCAGCGTGGCTGCTTTAATCTGCGCGAAGACGAGATTCAGCTGTACCGTGTCCGGGACATCGCGTTCAAACAGAACTTCTATGAGCGCCTTTGCCGTGTCGGCAGCATCCATCTCTGTTCCACGGATGCCATGACACCGGAAATCGATATCCGTCGTATCAAGAACCCGCGCGATGTCAAGGAAGTGCTTTCTAAGACCATCGAGGCATGTCGGAAAGCGAACGGTATCCGTACTTCGGAAATCATCGGGGACCATGGCCGCTTCCCCGAGCCTGACCCTCATGGTATGCCGCCTGAACCCTGCCACGAACATCCTCATGACTAATACCAGCCCGTACAGATTCAGTTCTGTGCGGGCTATTTTTTGTTTCCAAAAGAAATTTTCGGAAAATCCGGCCTAGTCGGATTTCAGGGTGATGGGGTAGTTGACCAGCTATGCGAACGACCTAGAATTGAAAGTGTAGCAAGCACACACATCAATACAAAGGAGAACATATCATGGAAACTAACATCCTGAAATTTGAGCTCACCGCTACTCGTCACTTAGACGACAACACGCTCGATACCATTACCGCCTCCATCGGCATCCCTGTCGAGGCCGATGACGATGCGGTCAACGAAGCGATGAACAGCGATGAACTGATTGCCTACGCTGTCGGCGTATTGTACGACCTTGCGGCTTATATGCGCCCACAATGGCTGGATGGCGAGGACACCGGCATGACCCTCGAAGTTTATTTCGGTGACAGCAAATGTCAGACCCGCAATGGCTTCGTGACGATGGATAAGAAAGGGTATAGCTTCGACCTCAAAGATTAAGCTGAGCCAATTAGGAGTCTTGCCTGCATCAGCGGGTGAAACGCCTTTTTGCCGTGTAGCTGCAAAACATAGTTGACGACCCGTGCGACTGGCATACAATAGAACATACTGAACAGCGTTGACTGCGTTGCTTCGGTAAAGACGAATAGGGTCCAGAGCCGACTTTAAATGCTCACTGCGAAGAAAGACCTGCCTGCGGCTAACAGGCGGGTCTTTTCTTTTTGCGGGCATTTTTTGCTTTGCCAAAAATGTATCTAATCCGTGAACATATAGAGTTCATCGTTGTATTCAATACAACTTCATGGTATAATGCAAGTATCAAAACAAGCAAAACATTCCGTATCATCGAAGATATTTCAGGAACATGTCTATGAAGCGATTTCTCTCGTTCATCCACAAAACGCTCTTCCTTCTTGCTGTCGCAACCATTTCTGTAGCGTTCGATGGATGCAGTGAGGTGGCGGACAAGACCATGGACGGCATCAAGGACTTGCCTGCGCAAATCATTCGGATGGCAACTCCTGAGATTGCCGAAACGGTGGGTTCGGAGAAAAACATGACGCCTGAGACCGCAGCCACGGAATACAACTACATATACTTCCGGTACAATAATCAGTGTGTGACGAACAAACTCATCAGCTACGAGGTAGTCGATGACGGGCAGAATATAAAGTTTACTGTAGAAGGTAACAGTGTAGCCAGCTATTATACAAGCATGGCAAATGTCGTACTCATGCACAAAGACGAAAACAACACACGCACACAGAATATATACGAAAAACTGGCGGAGGGGACAACCTATGGCTGATGCACAGCGAGGGCAGTTTGTGATTGATTGTAAAAGCGGAGAAGCGGCCGGCATTATTTATGGCTTGGTGCATGATAAGACCCTGTTCCGCCCGGAACTCGACCTTGCAAATGCGCATCCGAAGGAGTTCGATAACGAGCATATTTTCCAACTCGACATGTTCATTAACAGCGATTATATGCTTAAACTCAGCAGGGAAGAGTTTGCAAAAGAATTAAAGCGGCTGTTCGATGAAGATAAAATCGGATATGCTCAGGTGGTTGTCGCTACTGACATCCATGATATGCATCGCATCGTGGTCCTGACAGACCCCACACAGAAGGATAAACTGAGTCGAATAGCTGTATCTCTGTTCGGCGTACCGAAAAGGGAAGCAAGACGAATTATCGCCAAGTATCAGGCTCAGTAAAAAGCGAGGAGGATAAAAGAATGCTGGCAAATATCGCAGTTTTACGAACTGTTAAAGCAAATGTAAATGAAGCAATTATGGTTGCGTTGCCCTCGATTTTGTTCGAGAGTTCGCACGACAAAAAAGATACACAGAAATACTATCTGCAGGGTCCTGCGGCTGAATATATTCCTGTTGAGATACCGGATACTTATGCCAAGAAATTCTCCAAGTGCGCTACGGCATTGGCGATGCAGCTTGTCCTTCTCAGCAACAAGACGAAAGGCTTCTTTGGTCCTGAAATCTGCAATGTGGAGGGCAAAGATATCCAGACTGCCCGGAGCATCATAAACTCCATCATGGGCGAGAGACAGGCAAGGTTTTATAGCGCAAAGCTGAACGATGAAGTGTATGATACGCAATATGCGGTCAGCGAATATGCGGTTGAGAATTGGGCAGACGACATTGTGCCGCCCGTTGTCATCAACAGCTGCATCTGGGCTATCGTGGCAAATACCGCAGCAGAGATGCAGAAGGACAACCGTTTCCTGCGCAGAAAGGAAATCTGCGATACCGAGTTTTTTGAAATCGCGACCCGCATTTACAATGAGTTGCTGGGGTTTGCGGCGAGAAAACACGAAATCTTAGACATTGGTGAATGACTATGAGTGTCAACCTTATTGAGGGTAATATCTTAACACCACCGACTCGTAACGAGAATACTATCATTTGCCATCAGGTGAACTGTCGTGCCGCAATGGGTGCGGGTCTTGCCAGACAGATTCGGGACAAGTGGCCTGTCGTGTTCGACGAATATGTGAAAGTTTGCAATCCTAAGAAGCTCGGTGATTTTCAGGTGGTTCAGGTTGCCCCGCAGCTGTATGTCGCCAACCTGTTCGGGCAATCAAGCTTTGGCAGAGATAAGCGTCAGACTAACTACGCGGCGCTGGGAACGGCTCTTTTCAGAGTAATGAAAGAACACCATGACGCAACTTTCCGCGTTCCTTACAGTCTCGGCTGCGGGCTGGCAGGCGGCAACTGGGTGACAGTGCTGAATCTCATTGAAGAAGCCGCCAATGCTTGGGATGTGAACGTTGAGATTTGGGCGCTGCCCCAAAAGTGAGGGGTCGGTATGTACAATACAAACTATAAGTGCGTCAAGCCGTTCGATGTATGGCTCGATGCCATTGGCCCAGATGGCAAGAAAATTCCATATCGCGTCGAACGTGGGACCATCTGGCGCTTGGAATGGTGTGGCGGCGAGCAGAACTTCAAGGAACTTTCAGGTCCGGATAAGATGCACATTACGCTGCCGGATGAATATATTGAACAACATTTCAAAAAGGTGTAAGTATGGGTAACTATTGCCCATATACGAACGGAAAGGTCGTTTACTTGAAATGTCTGGAGTGCGAAGACAAAATCTGTGAAAAGGGTTGGTTCTTCTGCGGGCTAGGCGGAACGCCCATGTCAATGACAAAATCCCGCAAGCAGATGTCGGAATACCTCGACAGAATGCTGGCAAAACGGGAAAAGGTCGTCATTGTAGCAGAATCCGGTAAGAAGATGGCTACTTTGGCAGCTATGTACGCCAGCGAGCGGGGATACTCTTTCATACCTGTTGCAAATGATGATTTGCCCACATACCTCGCCAAACAGCAGCAAAAAGGATGTGTAGTGTTTGATGGAGCCGAAAACGAACGAGAAATCGAAAACACCTGTCGTGAGCTGCGCATACCGCTGCGGCACTGTAAATTGGAAGGAGCGTAAAACTATGATGTACCAGAAACTGGTTCGGGATAATATCCCGGCAATCATTGAGAAGAACGGGGAGACCTGTGTTAGGCGCACGCTGTCTGACAAAGAGTACGAGGACGCTCTGACGAACAAACTGCAGGAAGAGGTCGCCGAACTGCTGGAAGCCTACACTGCCAAGGAACGGAGTGCTCTTGACTGCGCGGAAGAAATGGCAGATGTGATGGAGGTCCTGTACGCTATGGGCAAGACCTGCGCTATTTCCAAGAGGGAAGTGGAACAGGTCAGAAGCCAGAAGGCAGCAGAGAAGGGGACTTTCTCCAAGAAAATCTTCTTGGTTTCGACTGAGAAGTGAGAGGAGCGGTTTGTGACGCAGCAAGACGCAGTGCGGTTAATCAGAAAACTGATTTTTGCCAAAAATAGTCAGGATTCTACGCATTTTTACCGGTGTGTGGACGAAATTGCACAAACCTTGGACGAGAAAGGCGACAAAGAAGGCGCTCGTGCTATTCGCAGCACATCCCGTGATGGCTATGTGAAATCATATTACGAGGCAAGTCGGCAAGCACAGCCTCTCGGTAGCCCATTTGTAAGCTACAAGCCTGCGTTCGTCATCGACAACAAGGATATAGCGTTGTGGCACGCGAAAAACGATAATCCGCCGATGCGGGTCCGACACATTTTAGAGTATATCGAAAATGGGGAAATGGTCGGAAAAGATGTGCTGGAATACGATGCAAGCACCGATAAATGGCATCGTATCGAGGCGGAATCTATCGAGTTGGTATAGGGACACTACATCACCCATGCTCATCTAACCCCTTTCTGCTGACGGTCAGAAGATGAAATAAAATATACAAACAGCGATTTTTATCAACAGCCCCTTGCACATTTGTGCGAACTGCATACAATCTAAATTATAGACTAAAAACTGTACCCTGGCGGCTGTTTAGTGGCTGTCAGGGTCTTTTTGTTGCCTGCCATTCTAGTATTCGGAGGGATTACAATGACGCTCAAAGACTTGTCCAGCGAACAGCAGGACCTTGTACGGCTGGCGCTTGACGGGAAAAACGTGTTGTGCGATGCCTGTATCGGAAGCGGTAAGACATCCACCATCAATGTCTTGTGCAACGAGTTTGATTCCTCTAAGGAAATTCTGTACCTGACCTATAACCGGCTTTTGAAACTCGATGCACAGGAAAAGATTCTGAACGATAATGTCACGGTCCAGAACTATCATGGATTTGCCTCTAAAATCCTGTACCGGCGCGGCATCAAGAATGTCGGACAGGGCGAGCAGATTGGGATGGTTTTGAAGAAGCGCGTTCCTGTCGGGCACTTTGATGTGCTTATCATCGACGAGTATCAGGACATCAACGAGGAAATCTCGAAGATGCTCGAATACATCAAGGAATCGAACCCCGGTCTTCAAATCATCGCGGTCGGGGACATGAAGCAGAAAATCTATGACCAGACCTCGCTGGATATCTGGTCGTTCATCCATAAGTTCTTAGGCAAGCACACGCAGGTCAATTTCACGCAATGTTTCCGCCTGTCCCATGACCTTGCACAGCGGCTCGGAAATATCTGGGGCAAGGATATCAACGGTGTGAACAAGAGCTGTAAAGTATCGACCATGTCCCGCGAGCAGGTGGTAGACTATCTGGATACCAAGAACCCGAAGGATGTCCTGTGTCTCGGTGCCAGAACGGGGTCTATGGTAAAGGTTCTGAATGAACTGGAAGCAAGACCCGGCAACCTCTATGACAAGAATCATGTATATGCCAGCATCAAGGAACCTGATGGCGAAAAGCATGTAGCACCCGGCGCAGATGTCGGTATCTTTACGACCTTTGACGGCAGTAAAGGCATGGAACGCCCTATCTGCGTTGTCTTTGATTTCACGGAATCCTACTGGTGCTCCCGTGTATTTCAGCCTATGGCGCGGTATGAGATTCTGAGAAACCTTTTCTGCGTTGCGGCGAGTCGCGGTAAGGATGAGGTCATCTTTGTAGAGCCTCCGAAAAAAGAGGACAGATTTGGGCTGGTCAGCGATAAAACCCTGATGACTCCCGTCAAGATGAATCAGGAGTTCAACACAAAGTTCGATATCTCTGAGATGTTCGACTTCAAGTTTGATGAAGATGTAGAGCACTGCTACCAGCTTATCAATACGACGCCGGTGTTCCATAAAGATGTACATGAAATCGAAATCAAGCATTCGGACGCGATGATTGACTTGGCTCCCTGCATCGGCATCTACCAGCAGGCGAACTTCTTTGACTACTACGATATCGACAGCGCGATTGCCTTCTACATGTACCTGCATAACGACAAGAAGGTAGCACTGCCTGCCAGCTGGAAATCCGTGGAGGAGAAGGTCCTGTTCCTGACGATGCTGATGACGAGTCAGGACCGGTATGTGAAGCAGGTTGAGTTGCCCTTTATTACGAGAGCGCAGGAAACCGACCTGAACAAGCGCCTGTCTATGGTGTTCACTCCCGATGAGTCCGTACAGGAACGCTGTGAGTTGACTGCCATGGTAGATACCAAGGCGAAGAAGAAACTCGTTATCAGCGGCATGGCGGATGTCGTGAAGGACAACAAGGTCTATCTGCTGAAATTCGTGTCTTCGCTCGCGCACAAGCATTTCCTGCAATGTGCCTGCTATATGCTGGCTACCGGGTTAAAGCAGGGTGTTGTCTGGAATATCCGCGATAACATGATGTATGAAATCGAGATTCCGGACCCTGACAAGTTCCTGGACGCGGTAATCACCTGTATCACGAAGCAGGTCTTTGCCAAGGCAGAAAGCTATACGATTTCCAAGGACTATACGCAGGACCTCGATACCATCATCGAGCAAATCATGACCGATGATTCGCTGCCGGAATTCGATGTTGGCGGCAATGTCAAGGAAGAGAAGAAGACGGCTGACGAAGGTATCTCTATCATCCGCCGTGGTGAGCAGTATATCATTGTGGATGCTGCAAACCGTCAAATCATCGATAACAGCGCCATGAACGGCTACGATTCGATTCTCGCTGCCTGTGAGGATTATGTCCGGAAAAACAAGCAGCTGGCAGAGGAATCCATGTCCAAGAAGGAACTGCTCAGCGTTATTGAGGATTGGCTCGACAATCACAGGGATTTCGAAGCAGCTATGTCCAAGACCGAGGTGGATATCAAGCACCATATTGGCGAATACGCGAACTACGCTTCTCTTTCCACCTATGTTGTTCGTAAGATGCTTAAAGACCGTGGTCTTATCATCAATTTCAGCGAACGTCAGCTGTTGAAGGTCTGGAAGGAGCGGAAGAAGAAGGATACGAATACCGTGGAGAATATGCGGTACGAGACCCTTGCCTCTACGCTCGAATCCCTCGTTAAGGCAGGGGTCGATGTCCAGCTTGAAATGCCGGAAGAGGAGAAGGTTGCAAAGCCAGAACCGGACCCGGAAGAAGAAAAGCCTCAATTCGATAAGCGCATCCCCTATACCGTTATTCGTTCGTCTCGGCTCTCTAAGCCCAACGATGTGCGGTATATTGTCGTCAATCTGAACGACAAAGACCAGGTGCTGGACGATGCAAGCGGATACGGATACAAGTCGATTTCTGCCGCACAGAAGGGCTACGGATATAAATGCCGGAATCTCACCAAGTACGGGGAAGTTAAGCACTCGTCAAAGCCCAAAACCAATATTCCGGTCTCGCAGAGCCGTCAGCTCTCGTTCGGGGACTTTTGAGAAGGAGGGACTATATGACCTACAGCGAAGCATTTTCTCTCTGGGTAGCGGAGGTGTACCGGAACCATGGCTATGAGCCGGATAAGTGGTACGGGTCAGAGATTGCAGAAACGCTGTACAACGAGGCGATAGCGACCTATAACGGTCCTCCCGCCACGATGCGGGACTATATCGAAGCCATCCCGTCTGCGGAAGAATTTGCGTATTTAGACTATGCGATTGAACGGCTGCGCCGCGATAACATCAACCTGAACGCACTTTCCGACAAGGAACGCTGGGCTTTAATGGATAAAATCGTCGCAGAGTATCCGCAGTACAAGAACGCTCGCACATCCCGTGCCAAGCAGGTACAGCAAACCTCGATGCAGGCGGCACTTGATGCCGAGCGTGATGTTCTCTTGCAGGCTGCTCGGCACAATGCGAGCCGGTACAGTGAGGCAGAGGATGCTACAAAGAATTTTGTAATCAAGTAAGGGGGCAGTAACAGAATGGTCAAGATTTACGGCTATAGCGATGATATCGTTTGTATCGAAAATTCTCGATACTTCGAGGATGAAATCGGGTGTTTCGATGTTGCCGGTGTCAGGCTCTTTCTGGACGACAACACGATTCTCTTTGTCTGCTTCTCCTCCGGCGTCTGGCGCATTTTCATCGAGCAGGAAGGCTCCGCGCCGCACCGGCACAAGGTCTGTCAGGAAACGAGTGAGGACGACTACAGCGATGAGTTTTACACCGAAGCTGAGGTTGTTCGACATGAAATTGCATCGGCGAGAAACTGAAGGAAGGTGATATTAGTGAATTTCTCTAAAATTCGTATGATGTTCTTTGATTTCGACGATACCCTTCTCATCCATTATCGGGAACAGAAACTCGACGCGACTGCCGACGCACACCGCGCACGGCTGCTGCGGTATGAGGCGGAGAACCGGGGCGGGTACAGGGTATTCGATGAGATTGGAGAAGCCAATACGCTTGTCCAGCATTTCCTCGAAAGCTGCGATGGTATCCCAAAATACTGCATTACCCGCGTACAAGATAGTATGACCCTGCCGTATAAGAGGCAGTGGCTTGAAATGCACTATCCGGGACAGTTCCTCGATGTCATCGGGACTGCTACCCCGGAACGGAAGACCTCCGTCATGAAGCTCCTGGCCCAAGCTGCCGGTCTGAATGCTGCGCAGGTTTTGTATGTGGATGACTACTACGAAGCCCTCAATGAGGCGGCAAAGGAAGGTTTCACAGTCATGACGGTACAGGAACTCATGCTGCGGCAATATACTGCAGAGCAATAATAAAGCGCTAAACCACGAACAAACTAAGGAGAACTACCATGAAAAAGATTCTGAAATTTCTTGCCGCTGCGGCATTTGCCGTCGTTGTGTACCAGCTTGTTTCGCTGCACCGCAAACGCCGTAAGATGGTCGAGATTGGTCAGCAGATTTTCCGGTGATACCTGATGGCGAAAACTCAGCTGACCCGCGATATTGAGGCCGCGCTTCATGCGTGGCATCCTTCCAGCTACGGCGGGTATCGGGTGGATTCGTTTCGTCAAGGGTTCGATGCCTTAGAAGTGCCGGTAGAATGCGGGTCTGTCAAATCCGGATTGGTCGATTTCGTCAGGGTTCAGGAATGCTTTACCTCCGAAACCAAATATGGGACCTGCAAACTGGCCTCGCTTATCGAAACGGATACGTGTGCTTCGCTTGCCGCGATTCAGCAAAAAGCAAAAGAGGCAACCTGCGTCAAGAATATTTCATCGCCGGATTTTTGCAGGGAGCACTGTTCCGAGCGATGGTGCCACTTCCACAAGACGAATCATCTGTATACGCTCGATGCCGTCATCACTTGTGTGGAAATCAAGATTTCTGTGAGCGATTTTCACTCGGCACACGGGCACAATTTCGTCGGGCACTGCAACTATTATGCGATGCCCACAGAGCTATATAAGAAGGTCAAAGGAGAGATACCAGAAGATATTGGTGTCCTGCTCTATTATGACGGCATGAGTACCTGCGGAATCCGAAAGGCGAAGGAGTGTAAGCCACAAATTCTTTCGGAAAGCACACAAAAATGGCTGATTCTGTCCGTTGCTAAAAGGCTGCCCCGGTTCGACAAGAACTGAGGGCAGCTTTTTTATATATTTTTTTGTTTAAGAAAGGACAAACTCAAATGCGGCGAACCAAAGCACTGATACTCGTTGCAACATTGGCTGTGCTGACCAGTGTTGCAGCCTGTTCATGGCAAGCGGAACCTCTGCCTGCCGAATCAGCACAATCCGAATCCTCTCTCAGCACCTCTGAATCTGCGACGCAAGAAACAGCAGAAGAAGCGCAGAAAATCCCGGACTTATCCGGCGTACCGGAACCGAGCGCGGAACCGTCTGCGCCTTTTGAACCGTCTCCTACAACGCAACCTGAACCTTCCCCGGGTCCGACTCCCGAACCAACGCCTGCGCCGACTTCCGAACCTGCGGCAGCGACCTCTGTCTGGGGTGATGTTGCCCCTGCAGCCTGGGGTAAAGCCTACGGCACGATTACCTGTGACGCGATTGGCCTAAACTCTTCTCTTATCTGGGGCGATGACCAGAGTCTTTTGAATCAACGCGATGGGGTGTATCAGTATCCCGGTTCTTATCAAGTCGGTGTGACCGGAGGACATCTGCTTTGCGCACATAACGACAGCGTGTTTTCTTTGTTGCAATATGTCAGCATAGGGGATAACTTTGTTGTGGATACCGATTACGGCGAGTATGTGTATTCCGTCACCCTAGCAAAACCCGGCTATGTATCCTCGGATGCGAGCACCGTGATTGCGGATGATGGCACTGTCCTCGTTAATTTCACAGACGGAATCGATAAACTCATCATGTATACCTGCTATCCGTTTGGGTATTACAGCCCAACGAATCAGAGATATGTGGTTCAGGCTGTTTTGCAAGCATGATTGGAGATGTAGTTTTAGGATGCAAAAAAGAAAAATCCGAAAATTCCTGCATTACACAGGAACTGTCTTTATTCCGCTCATCATTGCTATGATGGGCGTTTTGTTTTGGGTGAAAGTAATGAACGACATCGAATGGCTCCTTCTTTCCCCGAAGCATGTCGCGTTCGGCTGCGTTGCGAGCCTTGGCTTGGTTCTTTGCTGTATTTATGCGGACAGGATGCTGTGCCATGAGGTTTCGGATACGGTTTAAGTATTGCATGTTCTTGCGATACCGGTAAAATAGAATTGTACGATAGATACCAGATATCTTACAATTCACAATTTCGTTTTTAGCGGACTTATCCCTTTCGGGGGACGGGTCCGCTTTTTTTGTTTGAAAGGAGAAATAAATATATGCAAACCAAACACGAATTTCTTCGGAGAACTGCAGCGGTAATTGCTGCGTTCTTCACACTGACATTCACAGGCTGCGGTCAGACACCGGAATCTCCGGGAAGCCTTCCTGTATCCGGGGTCGTCTCAGAAACTACCGCACAAAGCGGTCAGGAGACGGCTGGCGTATCGGAAGGCGGCAGCTTTACCATCCATTTTATCGATGTCGGGCAGGCAGATTCCGTCCTCGTTATATGTGATGGGCACTCAATGCTCATTGATGGCGGCAATGCCGATGACTCGAACCTTGTATATTCTGTATTACAGCGTGAGACAGAGGGACACTTAGACTATGTCGTAGGAACACACGCCCACGAAGACCACATCGGAGGTCTTTCAGGTGCCTTCGAGGCTGACACAGCCGATGTCACCTTTTGTCCCGTAACAGAGTATGACAGCAAAGCATTCCGGAACTTTAAGGCTCGTGCGGACGAGAAAGGCGGCGGTATAACAGTTCCGGCAGTGGGGGATACATTCACCCTAGGGGAAGCCACCGTCACCGTTGTGGCTGTCAATTCCGTGCCTGAGGACACGAATAATACTTCCATCGTAATTCGCATTGTCTACGGCGATACATCCTTCCTGTTCACAGGCGACGCCGAACAGGAAACGGAAGAGAAGATACTCGAATCCGGCCAAGACATCGAATCCACCGTCTTAAAGGTCGGACATCACGGGTCCAGCACCTCCACCTCTCAGGCGTTCTTGGATGCCGTGAACCCTACTTATGCGGTCATATCATGCGGCAAGGACAACAGCTACGGACACCCGCACAGCGAAACCCTCGCAAAGCTGGCCAGCGCGGGAGTTGAGGTGCTCAGAACGGACGAACTCGGTGATATCTACTGCACCTCTGACGGTACGGAAGTCACCTTCTCGTATGGGGAATACCACAAGGATTCTGATACCTCTGCTGCCGAGATAGAGGAGCCGCAGCAGCCTGACACAATTTCCGAGACCTACATCCTGAACACGAACTCTCGCAAGTTCCACCGCCCTGATTGCTCTTCAGCATCTCAGATAAGCGATGCAAACAGGAAGGAGTATACCGGCACAAGAGAGGAACTTATCGAGCAGGGATATACGCCTTGTGGATACTGCAAACCATAAATATCCAATCGGCCTCCTATCCATATAAGCCTATTTGAGTAGTACACGGAATGTCCCGCTCTGGACGAACCGGGTTCAGGAACGCGCCCTGGCTGACTCGAAAACGGCAAACGCCGATAAGGTACTAAAACGATAGCAAGTAAATCAGTCGTTGCCTACACAAATGGGCAGCGATTTTTTCTTGCAAAAATGTGCGAACCGAATAGAATGGATATTGTACGATAGATAACATCCCATATCGAAAGGGTTTTATGCTTTCGTACAATTCACAATTTCGCTTAAAGGGCGGACTTCTCGTTTCTGAGAGGTCCGCCCTTTTTTGCGTCAAAACAAAAAAGGAGTGTAAACACCAATGTTAAGAGTTTTTACAATCGTCGCCAATGAGGTCATTGGCTTATCCGCAACGGAATGCACACTGATGCAATTCAGCTACAATCCGGAGCAAATCCATGACCCAGAAAGCGTCCTGCGCAGTGCTGTCAAAGACTATCTCAATACGGATGAAGGCAAACGACAGCTGGAAATCAACTGTGGCTGCTGGAACTGGGGCGATGTCGATGACATTCCCGGCTCGTTCTTCTTGAACTATGGTCTGGCTAAAATCGCTCCGCCGGATGTGAATGTTGTCGTTGACCGCAACGAGAGTTTCACGGATGACTACGACGATTGCACGGAAGACTAACAGAAAGGGCATGAAAAAAATGCGTATTTATGCCGCAAACAGCGTATTCATAGAAGTTACGCGCCGGTGCAATATGTGCTGTGCGCACTGCTTGCGCGGAGATGCCGAAAGCATCGATATTCAGGAAAAGTACATCGATGCTTTTCTCGACAGCTTTGAGAAGGGAGCTTATATCAGCTCTCTTACCTTTACCGGCGGCGAAATTTCTCTGAACATACCGGCAATTCGATACACCTTGAAAGCTGTCAAAGAGCGCGGTATCGCCGTTGGAAGCTTTTACATGGTCACCAACGGAAAAGCCGTCGATAAGATGGCTGACCTTGCTATGGCGAGTCTGGAGTGGTGGAATTATTGCGATGACAAGGATGACTATTCGTGTGGTCTTTGTATCAGCAGCGATGATTTCCATGAAGCAATCCCATATGAAAGTAAAAGTATCCTTAGTGGCTTGAAATATAACCGTAACGATAAGGTAACGGACTTTCATCGGGCTTGTTTACTGAACGAAGGGCGTGCTAAGAATCTCGATTCGAATATCTATAAGAAACGTGAACCTTATGTAGATAAGCTCGAATACGAATTCAGCAAAACCGGCGGCATCGACTTTTACAGCGGCGAGCTGTACTTGAACGCCATCGGTGATGTCGTTTCCGGCTGCGATTTGTCCTACGAGTCGCAGAAGAAATATCGTTTTGGTAATGTAATGGATGAAAAATGGTTGGAAAACATTCGTAGCAGCAAATTGTGCATCGAAGAAAACAGCTGAAAAATAACAAAAACAGAAAGGAAGAAATTATGACTATCAATTTAACTCGTGAGGATTTTGAGCAGGCTATCAAATCCGGCGCATCCGTGTTCGAAGGCAACACAATTCTCGATACCGGAAAACCGTCCGGGCGCTACTACCGTTTCATTCGTGTGCCGCTCGCCAATGGCGAGCACAAGGTAGATGCCTTGTACGGGCAGCGGTTTTATGGAACCTTGGAAAATAAACCCGTAACATTCAACCAGGAGATACGCTTCCTTTGCCTCGTTGTCGATAATGCCAAAACCGTCAATGAAACAATGGACTTCAAAACGATTTTCTGCCGTTCTTCTTTTACCTCGGATTCTGTCATAGAGGAAATGGCACAGAAGCTGTTCGATATGTTCCGAGAGAATGTGACGGAAGAAGACAAGAAAATTCTCAAGGGCAGTCATTACGACAAGATAGCACGACAGAACGCTTTCTGTCGCATAATAAAGGGGTATAAGAATTATCGCAGCCCTATTGACAGCATTGTCGATGAGATTGGAAAAGGGTCTTGCTTTGGCCTGACATCCACAAACGGCGATGAACTGGTAGTGGATTATCTTGCTAATCCAACCGGCTGGGCGGAGCGAATGATGGAGAAAATCAAAAAGGCAAATTCCGGGCGGCCTGGACGCCTATACGGGATTACATTGGCTGTGGTGGAAGAGTTGACGGAAGAGTATATGAGAAAGTACAATAGTCCGAACACTCAGGAAATCATGTTCAGGCTTCTTGTGGAACTTGCTAAGCAATACAAAACCGTTCGCCTTGTCCTGAACATCAACGGTAAAACGACCGAAGTAAAGTATCCGGTCAAAGGTATGATGAACAGTGATATCCTGTACGGTGGAGGTTTCTCGACTTGCAACATCACCCCGCGCAGTGAAGAAAATCGCATCGAGGAGTTTATCGCGAACAACGATTCGCAACTCGAAGACAATCGCAGAATTCCCATCAAGTACATTCCCGAAGTCTATTACGGGAATAAGTTGATTTGGAAGAATCCGAATTTTGCAAACACCTGATTCCCAAAAAGGAGGAAATCGAAAATATGATTGCCAAAATCGGTAAAATGATGACAAAAAGGGAAGATAAATCGTTTTCCTACGAAGAACTTGCCGCAATGCTGAAAACCAGCCCTGATGCCCTCAAAACATTCGAGGACGCCTATAAGAAACAGGTGCTGGACAGCGGAGCATTATCCGAGAACTTCTTACAGTGGGATACCGCTACTGTCAAGGCTATGCTCGACAAGAGGGTGCCGTTTACACGGGACCTCGAAGCGCTTATCGACCGTATCGTAGGTGAGTTAACAGATGGTACTCGCCTGTACATCTACAACGAAAAACGCGGCGGATACTATGTGAACTATGCGGCATCTCGATACGCTGTAACGGTAACGAACGATGACCTGAAAAAATACCCGGAAGAACTCAGACCTCAGCTGACAGGAAATCTTGCGAAGGTCGATATTTCGGAGCCATCGTATAAGATTCTGCTTCAGAATTACGCCGGGTACAAGGATGCACGCGATGACCGCATGAAAAAGTTCTACTACAACCTGTTCCGTCAGGGTCTTGATATTCTTGACCTCGACGACTTCACTTACCAGATGCTCGAAATGAATCCCAACACGATGGGATTCTGGCTTCCACCGCTGGCAAAAGCGTTGTGCGGGAACAAGTTCTTCAGGATTCCTGATACCAAGATTTTGCGTGTTCCGCTGCCGATGCTGCAGCTCACTCGCCTTGGCTTTGAAACCCTGAATCCAGTGACCAAGGAAATCGTGAACCGCTATTGCAAGCGGATATTCAAGCTGGATGAGCACGAGGATTACTTCATCAAGACCGGAACTTATTCTTCCAAGTATGAGTTCCGCAACGCTCATATCCATGACACGAAGGAAATCAATGAGATGGGCGAGTATTTCCTGTTCCTGAATCATCTGACCTGTTCTATGGCTTCGCCGTTGAACAATATCTGCTTCTATGGTGCTAATACAACGAACGAGTGGGTGCTAAGGGAATATATCAAGGACAAGGAACACAACCCGACCATCTACAACGGTTTGCCGCTGCACACTGAATTCCGCGTATTCGTCGATTTCGACGCTGATGAGGTGCTGGGTATCAGTCCTTATTGGCGTGCCGATGTGATGAAGGGCAAGTTCAAGAATGCAAGTACGCCGCAGGAACGCCACGACTATGTCATCTATCAGATGCACGAGGATATCCTGCAATCTCGATACGATGACAGTGCTCGGATGATTCTGGAGGAAATCAAGAAGATTCTTCCCACTGTCGAACTGGTAGGGCAGTGGAGTATTGATGTGATGCGTAATGGTGATGATTATTACATCATCGACATGGCGCTCGCTGAAAACTCCGCTCTGAACGATTGCGTGCCTAGGGAGAAACTTCGTCCCTACCCGCAGCAGTGGTTGCCTATGGCTGCGAACAGCTGAAAAAGGAGTCTACCCTATGGATGCTATAAAATATTTGGATGCTGATACGATTCTTGACTATCTGCACAATTCAAGTGAAACCTATCTCGAGGGACTTATCCCTCAAAGCTACGGTTTTCCAACAGAAACGGATAGGAGTGTATATGTCCGATTGCTGAAGGTTCCCGTTAGAGATAAAGCGTCCGAAGTATACATGCAAGCTATCCCATACAAAACGTTTGAAGATGACAGCAACCGTCCGATAGAGGAGTTTGGGAAAGATACCAAATTTGAAAAGGTCGGGGTTGTCATTGATTCGTCTCGTCTTTGGCTTATGGAGCCGCTTTGGAGAATTTGCACTCAAAGTCGGCAGAAGTTCGATGATGCTGATTTTGTGTCTGAATTTTGGGATGCGTTTACCAGAAAGGTTTTGAAGGAATACGCCGTTGACGCTCGCGTAGAAAAGAGCGAGACCGTTAAGAATCTGGCAAAACAGTACGCGATTTTGGATATGCTCTCTAAGCATGAGAAGCCGGTGTATTTCGGCTGTATCGAGAACGCCTTGCAAACTTTATATCCAGTCAGTGTACTTGGCTACTACGAGTTGGGTCTCAACTATGCTTGTGACCCTGAAGGATTCACAACTTCTTTGTTGACAAGTCTCAGCAGAAGGAACTTTAAAACGACATCAAAGGAAACGCCTACCGGTGCATATATTCCCAAAAAGGTTGCGGCAGCGAGGCTTGCAAGTAAGATGACCAACATGTTCGTTCCGACCAAAAACGAATCCCAGAAAGCAGCGAGACATCTTCTGAATTCCCATAAGGGAACTGTTTGCAAAAAGAACATTGTCGATGTAACGCTGTGCAACAAAAGCGCCGGAAATATGCAGATTAAGATTCCTCTTGATAACTTTCTCTACTATGAGCCGGAGACAAAAGAAATCTTCGTAAACATCTGCGATATTAGAGAAGGCGAGCGTGAAAAAGTAAACCGTTATGTCAAAGATTGCGGCTTCTCTGTGTGCGAAAACCTCGTCCCTATGATGCTTGTACAAAGGTTTGAAGCATAAATCCGCAGCGATGGTTGCCGGGAGCAACGACTGTTTCCTGATTTTTCTCGCTGTTTTGTTGCCAAAATGTGCGAATAGTATAGAATAGGTATTGTACGATAGATACCAGCAATCGACAAAGGCACTCCGCCTTTCGTATTATTTACAATCCGCAATCAGAGTGGACTTTCCCGAAATGGGAAGGTTCACTCTTTTTTTGCGTACAAAAGCACTTTCTATCCAACATAGTAGTGCATTTTTCTTGCGAACATGGTATAATAAAGGAGGTAAGAGACATTGGAAGGTCTTAATACCGTCGGACATGCCATCAACAACGAAAAATCTTATTTGGATGCCGGATGCAAGGCTTTGCTTGGCTGTACTGCTGTTGCAGCTTTTATTGTAAAGAACTGCATTCCAGAATTCCATGATATGTCGCTTGAAGAAATTCAGGAGTATATCATTTATAAGAAAGCTAAAAGCCAAATAACGCCGGAAGAATTGGCTGAAATTCAAGCAAGCAATACTTCGCCGGTTGAAATTGGATGTCACATTGTTGATGACTTACCTGATAAACTGAACGAAAAGAATGTCGAGTCGAAAAGCACAAACGAGGGAACGATATACTATGATGTTCTGTTCGACATCGGTATGCCGGGTGGAGAATCACCTCCAAGCCGTGTCATTGTAGATATTGAAGCTCAGAATCACTTCAATCCCGGATACTCAATGCTGAAACGCGGTAGCTTTTATTGCAGCAGAATGATTTCTGCACAAAAAGAAACTGTCTTTCGTAATTCGGACTACAATAAACTACAAAAAGTATACAGTATTTGGTTGTGTATTGCGCCCGATGAAAAAATTCGTGGTGTGTGCAATACATATTCCATGCGCGAAACCTGCTTAGCCAAAGAACATCACTTCCCTAAAAAGCAATATGACAACTTCTGCATCATCATTGCGTGTTTGCAGGACAAACAATCAGCAAATAACATGGTTCGTTTCTTTTCTTCGGTATTCGATAACGATATGCCTGTAGAAGCAAAGCTCGACCTTGCACGCGAATGTGGTTTGCAAGTAACAGCCGACGTCAGGGAGGGACTCAATCAAATGTGTAATTACAGTGACTTTGTAGAACAGCAGGGAATCGTAAAAGGTCGAGCAGAAGGTCGTGCGGAAGGGTATGTTGAATCCCTTTCCGCGAGCGTTGCAAACCTTGTTCGCTCCGGCACTCTGACGCTTGATGCAGCATTGGATGTGCTGCAGGTATCTGACGATATCCGTGCTACCGTCAAAGAAAACGCCGAAAAGGCTCTCAATCAATAGCATATAGTTTTGTCGCTGCCTATGCTGGGGGCAGCGACTTTTTTCTTGCCAAAATGTGCGAACCGAATAGAATGGGTATTGTACGATAGATACCATTCCAAATCGAAAAAGCTTTCTGCCTTTCGTACATTCACAATTTCGCTTAAAGGGCGGACTTCTCAATTTTGAGAGGCCCGCCCTTTTTGCGTCCAACACAAAAAGGAGCGTAATGATATGTTTGAAATTTGCAATGACAAGACCTATTTTCTGGCCGGAACGACCGCCAAGAACAAAACAAGTGAAGTGAGGTAAGATTCATGAATATGAACGATACTATTGACCTGAGCGGAATCAGCGCAGATAATGTCTACCGTATCCGGAGGTCCAAAAAGAATGGTAAGCTCATTTCCCATAACGAGTACGGGAAGATTATTATCATCAAAAATTGGAAGAGCCTTCATGTAGGATATGGCAAAGTGGTTTCCTTTGAAAACAGAGAAAACTGCATTCTCGCCACGATGAAGAATGTTTCTTATGACTTCTACATGGAATACAACGAAAAAACTGGTGAAGTAGAGGCTGTTCCGTATGAGGAACTGACTCGTATTTTACAGGAGCTCGGTTTTGCACATGAATACAAAGAAGACATTGATAAAGACAATATCTTTGATGTATGGGCGAATCTGAATTCCGGCGTACTTATTACCATTGAAACTTGGAACCAAGACGGAGAACGAGGCTACAACTCAGTTAAGTGTTATGTGCCAGTGAGTGGTTGTGGTTTTGGGATGCGCAATTCGACCGGCTTTTCCTATGGCACCAGTTATTTAAGCTGCTTTAATATCGTGCATAATACGCGTGATTTTCCTTTGCACGATTGTTTAGCTTTCAACAACGGCTCTATGAATTGGGCTGGAAGTAATCCTGCTTTGTGGCACTATGGAGAGGGACATGACATCAATTACGCCAAGGCTCTCGCCAAAATCCGTAAATTCAAGGACGCTGACATCGGCGAGCGTTTCAATATGCAGTTGGATGATGCGTTTAAACAATACGCTAAAAATGGCTACTTAGTAGATTGAAATGGTCTGTGACCGATGAAAGCAATGCGAAACGCATGGCTGAAATCATTGCCAAGAAAATTGGTGCGAATGTTGAAAACGGAGGATGAATTATGGCAGCGATAAAAAACGTGAAATACTTGAACAAAGAATGTATTTATCAATATTTCCACAATCCAAACGAAGCTTTTCTCGAAGGCTTTATTGTAGATGAAAACCCCATTTTCTGCCCTCGAAATTGCGAAAGTGGGGTATATATCAAGATTTTTAAGGTGCCGGTCAACAGTAGAGTTAACGAGATATATATGCAGGAATTTCGGTGGGAAGCGTGGAAAAACGGTTACAACACACCGCTTCCCAATGATTACTCGAACAATTTCAAAAAAGCCGGTTACAGCATTGACTCTACTCGGTTTTGGAGTTTACCAAATTATCTCATCAGCGTGTGTCCAAAGCTTAAAGCAGAGTTGATAGATTATCATCAGAAATTCGAGCAGGCATACTGCAAGAAAATCATTGAAGAATTAAGCTTCTGTCATGCCTTAAGCGATGGCAAGGAAACGAATGAGCGGGCGGAACAATATGCTATTTATACCATGCTCGAAGGCAGACCGGTTCACTATAACTTTCTTCTTCTAAACGCGCAAAGTATTGTGCGTAATATCAATTATAAGAGCATTGTGAATTACATCATTGACGAGGATGGTTATCTTGGAGGTGCGATGGAAACGCTCAAGGATTATGTGCTAAGAAGTTTGACGCTTCAGGGAGCATGGTATAGCAGACGAGCAAATGAGTTTCCCAAAAGAGTTGCAGCAGCAAGAATGGCTGATAAAATGAGCCCTGCGTTTGTTTTCGATGATAATGAGTCACAACGCATTGCAAAAAGCGTGTCTGTATACTGCGCATGGACGCTTGACGCAAGAAAAAATATAACTATCATAATCGGAAATGGCAACGGTGAGGGCATCACTGTCAAGATTTCTTGCAGCAATTTTTTCTTCTATAAACCGACCACAAAAGAGGTTTTCATCAATGTTGAGTCCGCAGGTGAAGAGGAGCGCAAAAAAATAAATCAATATGTAAAAGACAACGGTGCCTCGGTCAGCGAGAATCTTGTTCCGATAAAGTTTTTGCAATCCATTGTTTCCTATGGCTGTGAAAAATGGAATCCTAATTATATCTAACAGCATTATAATTTTGTCGCTGCCTATGCTGAGGGCAGCGACTTTTTTCTTGCCAAAATGTGCGAACGGCATAGAATTGGTATTGTACGATAGATAACATTCCATATCGAAAGGGTTTTATGCCTTTCGTACATTCACAATTTCGCTTGAAGGGCGGACTTCTCAATTCTGAGAGGCCCGCTCTTTTTGCGTCCAACACAAAAAGGAGCGTAATGACATGTTTGAAATTTGCAATGCCAAGACCTATTTTCTGGCCGAAACGACCGCCAAGAACAAAACAATCGAAATCACCCTCGTGAAAGACAGCCACGGTAATCTTCTGAATGAGCACGAGATTAAGCTTGACCTCTGCCGTGCAGTTCTCGAATTGCAGCGCGGCGGCTATATCGTCACGAAGGTCCGTGCCCTTGACTGCGACATCGAGAATGTCGTGGATGTGTTCCATCTGCCGGAGTTTGAGGAGGCTCGCGAGAACCCGATGCCCGATATTGTATCCGGCGTTATCACCTCGAACTTTGATTCCGGTGCATCGTTCTATCTGCCGTGCAAGGTGAACAAGAAAACCCGTGAGGTGTTTGCTGTGGAAGTTCCTGCACAGCCCTGCGACGATGACTCGTTCAACAACGCAACCGTGAAGGTCGATGGCGTTGACCGCCGTCTGCTCAATCTCACCGACATCGTGAGCGAGTATGACAGCGATGACTACGACGGCGTTCTCGATGCCCTGTATCATGTTCAGGCAAAGAACGACTACTGGGAGAACGACGGCGAATCTCTGACGGAGCTCATCCACAAATACCGCTGGAATATCTTGAAAGATGCCCTGATGCAGCGTGGCCGCGATGCCGTCACGGATTTCATCGGCACCGACATCAGCAGCAGCGAGTTCAGCCGTGTCCTCGATGAAACGGAAATGGTGATGCCGGACGAAACCTTCGAGAAATTCTGGGAAAAGTACATCTGACCAATACCAATGCGGTGGGGCAAGACACTCCACCGCATTTTTTCGCAAAAATACGCAAACAAACCCACTGTCTAAATCAGACAAGAAGGAGAACCATATGAGCATTTCACCGAAAAACGAAGCATCTCAGAACAACACCGCCAAACGCCGCGACTATATCTCGTGGGACGAGTATTTCATGGGCATTGCGATGCTGTCCGCGATGCGCAGCAAAGACCCGAACAGTCAGGTGGGCGCATGTATCGTGCGCGACAATAAAATCCTGTCTCTGGGGTACAACGGTATGCCGATTGGCTGCGATGACGATATCATGCCTTGGGGCAGGGAAGGAAACGAACTCGAAACCAAGTACATGTATGTCTGCCACTCGGAGTTGAACGCTATCCTCAACGCCGGGAAAGACCTGCACGGGTCTACGATGTATGTCACGCTTTTCCCGTGCAACGAGTGTGCGAAAGCAATCATTCAGAGCGGGATAAAGCGTATCGTGTATCTCGACGACAAGTACCGGGATGCGAACAACAATGTCGCTGCACGACACATGTTCAAGATTGCCGGGGTTGAGACCAGGAAATACGAGCCCAGTGCCCGCAATGTCACCCTGAACTTGTAATCATCACAGCCGGTCTAATGACCGCTACGAAAAATAAGGAGTACAACAATGAAAATCCATCATACTGCGCTTGGCGTATGCGACACCTACGAGGTCGTAACGGAACCGCCTCGCGGCTATATCATTTGGAATATCGGCGATAATGCACCGGAAGGCTACCTCCCGTTCTGCAGACTCAAATTTATGCAGCCGTTTGAGGGCGGACGCGAAATTGAGTCGGATACCCTGAAAGCCATGAAGTGTGACGGTGCAAGGGAAATCTTAGCCGCCACCGGACTGGGTGCCGAAACCTCCGCCGAGATGAAGAAGTTCATCAAGAAGCACGAACGCAACCCCCGCAGGAGTTGGGAGTGCGAAAGAATGCGTGCCGCTATCCCGTATCTTGAGAGAATCGGAATGTAATACCATCGAGCCGTCTCCGTCTTGGAGGCGGCTTTTCTTTGTTTATCGTCAGATTCCTGTGTCCGGTAATTTCTCTCTCAATGTTGCATAATCGTGCGAACCGGATACAATAGAAAATGACGAGACAACGCAAAGAGGTGAGAACACTTTGGAACAGCTAGAAATAATCATTCCGGGCGGTCAGAAACTCTCCGTCCGTGATTTTGTTGAATGGGAGTATAACGGCGGTAAGGCAGATTTTCAGCCGGATGAACATTATCCTTTATGGGGGACTGTTCCTATTGAGGATAAGTTGCGATATATTGCAATCAGTGTGTTTGGTGATTTGGCGAGTTACGGAAAATACGACAACCGAATCGGCGTTACAGACGGTGAGTCGGAGCACTACTTCTACTTCACGGTTCAGGGCAAGGATGAAGATATTCTTCTCGCCTTGAATGTCATGCTGAATGTGATATATACGAGCGCAGAGGGGAAATGCCGCAAGGAAACCGGCACATCTTTCGCGGAACTGCCACTGATGCAGAGATTCGATGCCATCACCCGATACATCGAAGACGAGTTTGAGACCTGCCTTATGATGCTTTCCGATATCCCGTACATACAGTGGACCTGAATTCACAAAAAGTTGTTGCACATTCGTGCGAATTGGGTAAAATGAAAACTGTAAAGTGAATCAGTGGGTGAGTTTTTTGCCCGCATCACGCGAAAAAGGTGAACACAGATTATAAGAAGCAAGTTCTTTCGGGAGCTTGCTTCTTTTATTTTGGGAGGTTTTTATGACGCATAAAAAGTTGCTGGAACGCAATCGAAAAATTACCGATGCACTGCAAAATGGCGCAAAGGTCACGGACCTCGCGCAGGAGCACGGACTCAGCCCACAAACCGTCTACCATATCGCACAGGCTGAGATGGAGAAGCGGCGGAAAGTGACTTTTACGGAGTGGAAGGACAACCGCAACGACGAGATTCGCAACCAGTATCAGGAAGGCATTTCAGCCGAAGAACTGGCAAAAACTTTTAACCTTAACCGCGCCACGATTTTTCGTATTCTGAAAGAAGGCGGGGACTCCTACCACCGGCACCTCGACACGAAAATCGAGACCTCTACTTTGCGCCGCATTAAAGATTTCAAACAGGGGTTTGTGGACTACGCGAAGAAGAACCCCAACACGCCGGTCGAAAACCTTGCTCGGGAATACGGTATCAGTCCCTCTTCCGGATTCAAGTATCTTCATGAGGCCGGTATCTATCGCGGCAAGGGACGCAAAAAGAAGGCAGCAAAGCCTAAGGGGTGAACCAGTATGGGGAAAAGGAAAGCAACCCGCAGCGAAATCATCGAGCGAAACAGGAAGATTGTCAAAGACTATGAGGACGGGCTATCGTTTGAGCAGCTGTCCGAGAAATACGGGCTTTGCGTCAGGACCTGCTATCGTGCTCTCGATGAAGAACAACAGGCGCAGCGCATTGCGGAAGAACAGGACCATGCCAATCTGGTCGATAAAATCGTGGCGGAGTATCAGAAGAATACAGCTGTCCGTGACATTGCCGAAAAGTACGGTGTTTCCATTGGGTATTGCAGTGCCATTGCTGTTCAGGCCGGAATCAGCAACAAAGAACTCAGTCACCGTCGCATCACCCGCCGTCAGCAAAAACGCAACGATGAAATCTTCGAGAAATACCAAAACGGCATCGACGCCAAAGACCTCGCTAAGGCATACCATTATTCCTTGCCGGGTATTTACAGTATTATTCGGCGCGTCCGTAAGCAGAAATGTAAAAGAGATTGAGTCCGCTGCAGAATGTTGCAGAGGGCTTTTCTTTTTATGAGGGAGGGAAATTAAGTGAACGAGAATGAACGGGCATTGCTTCGGTATGTAGTGGAAGGGGATATTCGGAAATCTCAGCAGCAGGCGAAAATCGTGTTGGAGGGGCTTACTACTGTCAAGGACAAAGCGTTCAAGGAAACCTGTCTGCGAACACTTGCAAGTAAAAGTCCTACACTCATCGAACTGCCGTATAACCTGCAGGGGCTTTTGGTCGCGGAGGATTCGAGTGCTTTCCGAGAAGACCGGTTCCTCATCCGAGACAGCGAGAAGGCGGTCATTGATAAAATGTGCAAGGCGCGCCGTGCTGCGCTGCGGTTACAGGAGATGGGGATTCACTATACGAGTTCTCTTTTACTCATGGGCGAGCCGGGAACCGGAAAGACTGAGTTGGCGCGGTATATCGCATATACGACGAACCTTCATTTCGTGTACACGAATTTCTCCGGTCTGGTGAATTCCGCTCTGGGCAAAACACAGAAGAATATCGGTATGGTATTCGACTATGCAAGGAAAAGTCCGTGCGTGCTCTGCCTCGATGAGATTGACGCTATCGGGACACGGCGCGGCGGCAAGGACGATGTTGCGGAGATGAACCGTGTGACGATTGCCCTGATGCAGGAACTTGACAGACTCGGCAACGACATCATCCTTATCGGGACCACGAACCGTCCCGATACTCTGGACGACGCTCTGTTCCGGCGTTTCACCTTTGGGCATACGGTAAGACCTCTGTGCCGGGACGATGCGCGTACCCTCGCAAGGCTGTTCTTTGCATCAGTAGGGTATTCGGCATCCGAAACGGAAATTGAATCGCTGCTCAATGACACTTCACAGTATTATACCGCAAGCAAAATCACGAATCTTTGCATCGACCATATCATCGACTGGGTAGCAAATCAGGAGGATACACCATGCATCGGAAAAGTTTGACCGGAGAAGCAAAGCTGAACCGCGATAAGGCAATGCTGAACGATTATGTCGCCGGTATGCACATCGCGGAATTGGCTGAGAAATACGGTATCGGCTGCACGAATGTTAAGAAATCCCTTGAAGTGTTAGAGGGTTTTGATGCTGTGCGCCGCAATGACCGCAAAAGCCCGAATCGGAAACCCAACAATCAGAAACGATTGTCGAAAGCCGACATGGAGCAGCGGAATATTGAGATTGCGCAAGACTACAAAAACGGGGCCTGGACCTTTGAAATCGCTGAGAAATACAATCTCTCTGGACAACAGGTCTATCATATCCTGCGCAGAAGCCCTGATTATACCCCGCACAAAGAGAATATCGGGTCAGCTGTACAGTTCAAGAAACGCCAGCGCAATGCTGAAATCGTTGAGGATGTCAGGGCAAATCCGTACATGACTGTCGGAGAAATCATGGATAAGTATGGGTTATCGGAATCCACCACCTATCAGGTATTTCGGGAAGCGGGACATCCGATTTCGGGCGGTCTTGTCCGTTTCGGCCCTGAACCGCCCATGAACATCCCGGAATTCAAGCACAGCCCGAAAGTATTGGGGCTGCGGCGTGAAGCCTTGGAAGACACCAAGACCCCGGAGGAAATCGAAGCGCGGAACAACGATATCCTGAAAGACTACAAAGCGGGTGTCAAGGTAGAGAATATCGCAGTACGGTACAATGTCACGCCGCGATTCATTGCGGGGCTTATACAGAAATACCGGACACATCATCCCCTCTACCGCAAGAACCTGCGCGGCAACGCAAAAATGAAGAAGACGTTGCCGGAAGAAGTCTGCGAGGGGATTGCGGTAGAATACCAGAACGGGAAAAGCGTCTCCGACATTGCTAAAGACCATAAGATTGCCGTGGGTCAGACCTATAAGATTCTGCATGACTACGGACAGCTTTCTGAATCACTGGCAGAAGCCGAAACCCGTAAAGCCGCGCAAAGCCGTTCTCCTATCACGGATAATGTAAAAGCCCGAAACCGGGAATTTGCGGAATTTGCACGGATGAATACCGGCAAAAATCTGCGTGACCTTGCGGATATATATGGTATATCCTACAGCACAGCTGTAAATATCGCAAAGTCCGAAAACATCCATAAACGGGCGGGGGTGGTTGTACCGTGAAAGATTTCGAGTGGCGGTATCGCAGGCATCGTGGCACGGTAGCACAGGAATGTCCCCGCGTTGCTGCTATGTGGAATCCGACAGCCAATTCTGTATCGCCAGAGGAAGTCACCTGCGGCAGCAATCGCAGAATTGCTCTTATCTGCCCAAAATGCGGATACGGAAAGAACGGCGAATGGCGTCCCTCTATCGCCGGTGCCTGTCGAACAGGCGGCGGATGCCCGGCGTGTTCCGGAAAAGTCCTTGTCGAAGGCGTCAATGATGTAGCTACCGTTCATCCCGAAATTGCTGCACAGTGGCATCCGACACTTAATGAGTTCCCGCCCACGCGAGTGACTTCCGGAAGCGCAAGGCATGTATACCTTGTCTGCAAGGATTGCGGGTACGGCGCAAACGGAGAATGGTATCCGATGATTGCTTTTGCCTGCGGGTCCGGGGAAGTACATACCGGATGTCCAGAATGCGCCAGAAACTCACTGAGAAAGGTCATGAGAGCCCACTACGCCAAAACAGCAAGGAAACCTGTAGTATCAGTTGCATGCCCTCAAATCGCCGCTTTGTGGCACCCTGACAATGAATTCGGCCCCGACATGTATACGACCGGCAGCTGCAAAAATATCCCGCTCGTATGCCCCGTATGCGGGTACGGCAAAGACAAAGACTGGACGCCTTCGATTGCTGACATTTGCCGGAAAGGCGCAAAGTGCCCGTTTTGCGGAAACATCGTGAGGTAATACCCTTGTACAGACAGAAAAACAAGACGCCCTATAACATGGCGGGTCAGATGAAGGTAGGTCTGATTGGCGAATCTGTCACCATGCACTATCTTGACTACTACTGCGAAACGCACAAGGACAGGATTGCGGGATTTTCGGATGTACGGGATGACAAGAAATATCAGGAAGACGACATTGACTTCGTTGTATACCGGAAGGACGGTTCTTCATTCACGGTGGAAGCCAAGGCTGACACCTACAAAACTGGGAATGTATTCCTCGAAACAGCGGTGAATAGTTTTGCTATCGGGGAAGATGACAAACTGCTGCGGTTTGGAAAATACCAGAAAGCGATAGCCAAGCACTCAAAGGGATGGCTGTACAAGGAAGCCGACTATATCTTTTATTATTTCATCGAGACCAGGCAGATATATGTCTTTGAGCGCATGGCGGCAATGCACTACCTCGATTTCGCTCTATGCTCGGATACGGTGTTCGTCCACGATGAACGGAGACCTTTCGGGAGGGCTGCGGAAAACAAAGAGCAACGAAGTAACTACATGCAATACTACGGTACAGGCTTTTGCGTAAACGCGGAACAGATGCGCCGTTCTGATGTCATCGACCACCGGATGCACCGCGTCGGCAACAAGAGTCTGCGATTTCCGGAACGCATCGAGTCCGGAAAAGTGTTTGAACATTTTGTAAATCATACTTGTATTTGATACACTTTCACGCCAAAATATGGTATAATGCAAGTACAGAAACGGAAACACTATATGTTGTGCTTATGCACAACATTTTCCGTTCTGGACACTGTATGTGGCACTTTTGTGTTGACAAAATATGCGAATTGCAGATAATTGGTAGAAGGGTAATTTACCTATTTTTCGGGAGAGTTACTTCTCCTGAATATGCTTCTGTAGCTCAGTTGACAGAGCAGCTGTTTTGTAAGCAGCAGGTTGCAGGTTCGAATCCTGTCGGAAGCTGATGCCGGGAAGATGACCTCCACGCGGTCGGCATCGGGCAACAGGCTTAACCTCCCTTAGCTTGGCAAACATCTTCGCAGATAACATAAAACTCTTAGAAGATACCAGATATGCTCCGAAACAACATCATAGTTTTACACACACTTACATACACATCTGCTTGCAGCTGGTTGTAGAGCGGCAGCAAGCATCGTATCTGGCATCCCATAAGAGTTGCCGCTCATAAAGACAGCCTCCTCGCGGCGAGCGGCGGTAACACGGGTATTGAGCTCCCCGTGGCGAATGTCTTTTCTCTTGGGTCGTTAGCTCAGTCGGCAGAGCATCGGACTGTTAATCCGAGCGTCGCTGGTTCGAACCCAGTACGACCCGCCACGCGGAGTATAGCAAAGGTAGCTTACCAGCCCCATACGCTGGCGGTTGCAGGTTCAAGTCCTGTCTCCGCACCCATCGTCCATGCCATGACGTTAAACCGGCTATTCATGTCAATCGGTCAGACGTAAAATGACCGAAATATTCTGGTATCGAATACGAAGGTTGCAATGCACCATGGTTAATTCGCCCGCAGCGCACGGGAAAAGGTGGTTCAACTCCACCTGCCAGAGCCATGACCTGTTGGAAGCGATTCTAGCAAGTCAAATAAAACAGGGAGGGCACTCCGATGCAGTAATTACCGCGTCCGAATGTCAAAATCAAGGAAAGGGTCACACCGATGTACTGATTTGCCTGATGGCGGGCAGCTCCCGCCTTAAAACACCATAATAGGTAGCGCCTATCTGAGTGCGTCCATACCTCGGCGCACTCAGCCACCCGATGGGACAGCCTCCACGCGGCGGGTGGTGGACAGCGACTATGATTGCGCTGACGAATGTCCTTTCAGGAACCGCATTGCATTCCCTGTGCAAGCGGTATCCTAAACGGTCAGGAAGCTGTGTGGGCGAGTGCTTCCTCTTGTGCTTCGGCGCAGAAACAACAAATCTCGTCCCGCTAAGCATGCATCGTACGAGCATCCCCGTTAAGCCGGGGCGCAGCCAGACGCGACATAGCCGAAAAAGGCGAGACTGCTGCGCGGCATCTGGTAAGTTTGCAGCAGTCTTACACAGCCCGTAACAATCCGTTGACCCTAATTGACAGGGAAGTAACGGCAGGGCTTGAATTGAAGTTGACCAGTGTCCAAAATGCTTTTCCGGATTCTTTCGTATCGTCCACGCAGAGATTCGCGGAATCGCTAAGAGGCACAAAGATGATGTTTCGGGGATGACGACCTACTAAACGGACATCATGGCGGGGCTAAGAGAGGGTTCACCCGCTTTTTCTCATGCAGGCATCGTATAGGGGTTAATACACTAGCCTTCCAAGCTGGTCACGCGGGTTCGAATCCCGCTGCCCGCTCCACCGTCGCCGTCACCGTACGCCACGACATTAAAATTGGCGAGCATGGTCCACATGTGGTCCGCTGTCCGAATTGCCAATGGACAGTCAAAAAAGAATCGGCAAACAGGTGCTGCACCTGAAGGTATCCGAAAGTCTCGGCATCAGTCGCGCATGGTGCTGAAAAACATCGGAGAGGATACAGCGCAGAATCCTCCTGGGTTGCTACCGGATGGTGCTGGACGCGAGGTTGGCTTCCTCGCTGAGGGGTGATAACCAGCATAAAACACCCTACCGTGCTTGGTTAGCTCAGTTGGTAGAGCAGCGCATTCGTAACGCGCAGGTCGGCAGTTCGAGTCTGCCATCAAGCTCCACGGTCCGATTGGGTGACGCGCTCTTTGAGAATCCGCCCAAGAAGCTGTCAGCGGGGGCATGCACTTGCTGACGGTTGGCTAAGTCCTTACGGAAGTCGTCGTAGCCGGAACCGAACACGAATGGGCAACGTAAAGCCCCGCACGGCAGAGCGTTATCTGCTATAGCGCATGACAACTCTAAGTAGGAAGGAGATGATTCCGATGGAGCAGGCGATTATCAATGTCGAAGGCACATCAACGATTGAAACCGCAGCGGCGGCTAAGAAGCTGATTGAGGCCTTCGGAAGTCAGAACATCCGTGCTCTCTCGGTTAAGCGCGTGGACGAGAACAGTAACGAAGTCGTTGTTGAACTCGATTTTGTACCGGGTCTGGCACCGCATCTGCATGGCTTCGCTTTGCAGGTCAATGGCTTAACTGCGGGTTACGACGGCACTGGTCCCTCGAACCTGTACGAAGTTCTGCAGGCAGCTGGCGTCGATGAGCGCCTTCTGACGCGTGAGGATATCACGCAGAAAAGCGCCAAGACCATTCCGCTGCATCTGGAGCGCGAGGTCAAACAGTACGGCGAACTTCACTATGCGTAATTACTGGCGGGTCCTTCCCGCCATCATGGGGGCATAGCTCAGCTGGGAGAGCACCTGCTTTGCAAGCAGGGGGTCAAGGGTTCGAATCCCTTTGCTTCCACCACCAGACACATCTCCATCTTGGAAATCGTCTCTGGGCGTGCATTGTACTGTTACACAAGCGCAGTACGGTCATTTATTTGGTGCGGTACTCCTTAACTACACCACGAAGACGATAATCCTGCCCGCACCGCCCCCACCTGAGGGTCATTTACACAGGGTTACGTCAAGCCGAAAACATCATGCCGAGTGGCGAAAACGGCTGCGGCATGGGCGAGACAAATTCGTCTCGTCAGCCATCTTTTGAGAGCGACCTCCACGCGGTAGATGGCGGGCAACGCAGATTTCTGCGGCTAACACTCTCCGATTCTTGGATAGGTGTCCGAGTGGTTTATGGAACTGGTCTTGAAAACCAGAGATGCATCCGCGTCCGTGGGTTCGAATCCTACCCTATCCGCCATCAGCAGTCGGATACACTCTGTACCCGGCTGCTTTTTACATATTTGCGCTTCTTTTCATCGTACCAGAATCGTTTTTTCCTGATAGGAGCCTCTCGGATTCTGTTGCGATTTGTGAACATTACGTTAATCATGGTTGTACTCAGTACACTTTCAAGGAAAAATATGGTATAATGCATATAGAGCGACAGGGAAAACGAAATATCAGAAGTCCTCCGCTCTTAACATCGTTTCGTTGATGTGGGGACTCACCCCACACAGTAAAAAAGGAGAAGTAAAATCATGCGCAAAAAGTCTATGATGAAGAATGTGCTTGCAGTTGCCATGGCTGCTACAGTCGCAATCTCTGTTACCGGATGTAAGGGCAAGAAGAATCAGGATGCTGCCTCTTCTGCTCCTTCCACCAGCCTGAGCGATTCCGCAAGCACCGCACAGTCCGAAACCCCTGACACTGCCGAGAAGGAAGATACCAGCGCGGCGGCGTCCGAGAGCAAGGTCGAGAGCAAGCCCGATTCCGATGCTGCCAACACCGAGAACAAGACCGCTGAGTCTGAGGCCGCTTCCGACAAGGCTGAGAAGCCCGCCGCCAGCCAGAACACGAACCCCGACAATGTTTCTACTAAGGACGGTCCCGCCAAGGCTCCCGTCTACAACACCCATAAAACCACCACCGGCACCAAGACTCCTGCCCAGAAGCCTGCTGCTGTGACTCCCGCTGCCGCTCCTGCCGAGAAGAAGTCTCAGCCCGTCTACACCTTCACCGTGCGCCATCATGACGCCACCTGCACCACGCAGGGCTATGATGAGCATATCTGCAACGAGTGGGGCGGTATGAACTACAACGACAACTATGTTGCCGCCAAGGGTCATAGCTGGGATAACGGCACCGTGACGAAAGCTGCCACCTACACCGAGACCGGCATCAAGACCTTCAAGTGCAAGGATTGCGGTGAGACCCGTACTGAGGAGATTCCTTCTCTGGACAAGACCTACCACATCCTGCAGGTCGTTGCTCCTACCTGCACTTCTGAGGGCTATACCATCTATGAGTGCAATGAGGTTCCGGGTCTTACTTACAAGGGCAATTTCACCGACAAGACCCCGCACACCTATGATGAGGGTGTCGTGACCAAGGAAGCGACCATCTACGAGAAGGGCGTCAAGACCTTTACCTGCTCTGTTTGCGGTGATACCTATACCGAGGATATCCCGATGGTGGAGAAGACTTGGCACAAGGGTGATACGGTTGCTCCCACCTGCACTGAGCAGGGCTACACCGTCTACATCTGCGACCAGGACGCCACGCTGACCGAGAACCGCGATTTCGTGGACGCTCTGGACCATGATTGGGGCGAGGGTGTCGTCACCAAGGCTGCTACCTGCACTGAGGATGGCGAGAAGACCTTTACCTGCTCTCGTGACGGCGCGACCAAGACTGAGGTCATCCCGGCTGTGGGTCACAAGTGGGATGATGGTACTGTCACCACGCCCGCTACCTGTGAGGCTTCCGGCGTGAAGACCTACAAGTGCCTGAACGATGGCTGCACCGAGACTAAGACCGAGGAGATTGCCGCGCTGGGTCATAACTACGATGACGGCGTTGTCACCAAGGCTGCTACCTGTACCGAGGATGGCGTCAAGACCTTCACTTGCCAGAACGACAAGAGCCATACCTACACCGAGGTCATCCCCGCAACCGGTCACGATTACGATGACGGCGTTGTGACCACCGAGCCTACCTACACCGAGAACGGTGTCAAGACCTTCACCTGCCACAACTGTGGTGATACCTACACCGAGAGCATTCCTGCTCTGGGTTACACCTACAACGAGACCGTTGTCGCTCCTACCTGCACTGAGGACGGCTATACCATGCACGAGTGCGTGGAAGATGCCACCAAGTCCTTCAAGGACAACATCGTCCCTGCACTGGGTCATGAGTACAAGGAAGTCACTACTCCCGCCACCTGCAAGGACGCTGGCAGTGTAGATAAGGTCTGTGAGCGCTGCAACGATAAGCAACATGTCCGCGATATCCCCGTCAATGAGGAGCATCAGTGGGACGAGGGCGTTATCACCAAGGAGCCTACCGCCACCGAGCCGGGCATCAAGACCTATACCTGCACCGTCTGCAACAAGACCAAGACCGAGAGCATTGCCAAGGTCCATGTCCATGAGTACACGGGTCTCGGTGAAATCGTCAAGGAGCCCTCTTGCGAGACTGAGGGCGAGCGTTGGATGTACTGCACCAATGATGGCTGCGACAGCAAAATTCTCGTTCCTATGCCCGCTATCGGCAGCCACGACTGGGACTTCGAGCACACCGAATGCCTGAAAAAGGCTACCTGCACCGAGCCGGGCACTATGCTGATGCACTGCAAGCGCGATGCTTCCCATACCATGACCTACTCCTATGGTGGTACTGGTCATATCTGGGATGAGGGTGTCATCACTACCCAGCCCACTCATGACGAGTACGGCGTCAAGACCCTGCATTGCAAGAACTGCGATGCGACCATGACCGAAAAGGTCCTGCCCACCAAGTACACCTTCACTGTTACCGTTGTCCCGCCGACTTGCACCGAGGACGGCTACACGATGCACAAGTGCAATCAGGATGACAGCCTCTCCTACAAGGACAACATTGTACACTCCACCGGTCACCATGCCGAGATGCGTGTCATTGAGCCTACCTGCAAGGAAGAGGGTCGCACCGAAATCTACTGCACCGTCTGCGGTGAAGTGAGCACCGTTCTCTCTACCACGCCCAAGAAAGACCATACTTGGGATAACGGTGTCGTTACCACCGAGCCTACCGCTGAGCATGAGGGTGTCAAGACCTACACTTGCACTGGCTGCGGCGAGACCAAGACTGAGACCATCGGTCGTCTGCCCGCAAGTGCCAAGGTGGCTGCAAACCCTATCGTAGCCGGGGCTGAGCCTGTTGTCGAGGTTCCGGCGCAGGAAATGAGCGCCGAGAGCATCAACACCGAGACCTATGTCGCAGAGACTCCGGTTGAGCCCGCTGTACCTGCTGAGACTCCTGCCGAGTCCGTTGCTCCTGTTGAGTCCGCTGTACCTGCTGAGACTCCTGCCGAGCCTGCAGCTCCTGTTGAGTCTGCTGAGACTGAGAAGTCTGCCGAGACTTCCGAGGACAGCACCGACACCAAGCAGGAAGATGCCGACATGCCTAAGGAGACCGAGGCTGAAGTCGTAATCGTTGAGGGCGCTGCGGAGTAAATCTCCCGTTTCCAACACTACAACATAGGTCCGAAAAGACCTGAATCTATCGAGGCTTGCCGGGAAACTGGCAAGCCTTTTTTATTGCCTGGCAAACCCGCGTGGTGCTGCTTACAAGTCAAAGAAAGGTGATACGAATGATTGAATACATTGAGAAAGCAAAGGCGTTCGCCATGATGGCGCACAAGGGCCAGACCGACAAGGCAGGGGAAGACTACTTCACAGCGCATGTGGCCGTTGTCGCAGACGGCGTTGAGCCTGACCCGCTGGTGAAAGCTGCCGCCTACCTGCACGACACGGTAGAAGATACCGGCACCACGATAGATACCATCAGAGCGGAATTCCCTCAGGAAGTGGCTGAGGCGGTCTCTGTACTGACTCGGGAAAAAGATATGACCTACGCAGAGTATATCTGGCGTGTTAAGCAAAACGACATTGCCGTCAAGGTAAAACGCGCAGACCTCGTCAGCAACATGGACCTTAACCGAATCCCGTATCCTCTCACAAGCAAAGACCTTGCGCGAGAAGCCAAGTATCTCCGTGCTTACAAGATGCTTGATGGCAGAAAGACAGTCTCTGCTGTAAACCCCTATGCTCTGTATGACTATCTCGTTACCTGCGGCTGGGAGAGTGACCCTTCTGAGAACCTGACATCCGAATCTCCCGTTCTGAAAGCGCCTTCCGGCTCCTACAAGGTGCTGGTTCCCCTCGATATGCAGCGCACAGACTACGAGCAGCGCCTCAGAGACGCCCTGGAAACGCTTTGCTCCTTCGAGGCAGCACCGATGTGCGATATCCTCAGAACGCTCTTATACTGGACGCCAGCACCCACAGAGAGCAAGCCCTGAGCCAAGAAAACGCCATTTTAGAAACTTGCAAAGACTCGCGTTTGTGTTGCTGTTGCTTTTGGCTGCTTTCTGACGGAGCAGATTCAGCACTGATTCACACCAGACGAACACGACAAGCACGCGAGCAAAATGCGACTCGCCCAGATGTTAATTGTTTGTGAATCATACTTGTACTCGCTACAAATTTGCATCAAAATGTGGTATAATACAATCATAAAAACAGCGATAAAATGTGATATTCGCTGCAAAATCAAGTCATGTAACTGTCGTCTGTTTTCGTGGGCGACATACCATGCTCCAGTGGCGGAATTGGCATACGCGGCGGCTTCAAACCCCGTTTTTCTCCGGGTTCGACTCCCGGCTGGAGTACCAAAAATTTTAAAATCGGTTTTATAGGAGTGTGTCCATGAACATCATAAACGCTGTGACCATCGGAAAACTCATCGCCGCGCATCGTGAAGGTGACGAGGAAAAATTCAGGGCTTATGTCGAGTTCATTGCCGAAGCCTATGAACAGCAGGGAAATGACCGTGCCGCTAACATCATCCGCAGTAACTATACCGGTGACTATGGCGAGCAGGGAAAAGTCGTTCTGGATGAAGCAGGCGAGCAGACTGTATACTATGAAACGGGTTGGTACGAACCCGAAATCTTAGGCTCTGGTGGTTCCTATCGCGGAATTACAAAAGCAAACTCAGAAGAAGACGCGTTGCAGCGACTGCAAAAACACGCCGCAAACTATGCACAGCGAATCACCTTATATAAAAAAGACGGAAAAACCGTAAAACGGGAAATTGCTGAATACGACCAGTTGGTAAAAGAATGGAGAGTTATTTGATGAAGTGGAATGTGTTTTCTCTCGAAGCCGTTAAAGAGGCATTAAAACCAAAGTTTGTGTTGGAGAAAGTCCGCTATGTGACGGACGACGAAGAGTACGGCGAGGGCGAGTCTACGCGCTTTGTTTTCCGCAATGTAGAAGAGATGCCGGAAATCGACTATATTAAGCGGACCATCTGCACATTCATTCAGGACACCTACATTCACTTCAAGGACAAGAGCCTCAAGCCGATGCGCCTTTGGCAGGATAATCTCAACGAAAGCGAAGACCATATCCGTTATTCCACGAACAGCCTTGTGTCGCCGCCGCTGGAACTCATTGGCGAAACATACATTTCTGACGAAAGCTACACACACAAGTGGCTGGTAGCCCAAGGAGGAATTGAACTTCTTGAGAGAGCGTCCATCACCATCGACGTAGATGTCATCTATGCCTATAACAATGTCGATAAGGTTGAGAAAAGTTCCGAAGACGGCGAAGTACATGGCGTTCTCATCAACAGTACAATGTATCTGCGTGAATCGGAAATCAAACAGGTTGCTCGGCTTATCAAGGACGAAAAGCTCCGTAACCGCGTATTGACGCTGATGCGCTCTCATCGCCGCATTGTGTCGGCTCCCGAAAAAGAGAATCGCAATATTCGGGAAGTTGCTTCTGCGCAGATGCTGAGTCAGGAGTAATCGATGGAGCATAGAATTTCAGAAGTCGGCGCTCAGATGCTCAAATATCAAGAGCAACTCGCCAGAGATTATGGATACAAGCCTATCCCACGCACCTTTTTCTGCGATGTGAGAGCCGAGTTTCAAAAGGCATTGCCGGAATGGTGCAATGTGTCCGGTGACACGATTTCGCTCGAAACCGCTGATGGCACAGTCATTACCAACGGGTACAACCGTATCGTGATTGGTGACTATGGTGCATTTGTTGAGTTTTCCCGCGTCCAAGCCTGTATGCGCCGCCTCAAAATCAAAGAAGGGCAAATGTATCGCGCAAAAGACCCTCGCTATGCTGAGCATGTCAAATATCTCTGGCTTACGGCAGATGATGGTTCGAATGTGAAGGTTTATGAACAAAAGCGTCCGGTAGAATACGCTGATTATAAGTCGGGAATGCTGTATGTCAGTGTATATGAGGTGTTCCCACACATCTAAGAAAATCAAAATATGAAGTTTTACCCAGTTCAGGGTTGGTTTTTTTATCGAGAGTGCCGTAAAGACTACTGGCTCACGGAGGTAACCGACAATGACTGACTCAGACAAAGCAATTGCATTGCGCCCATCATACTGGGCAAGCGTATCTGGCGGAAAAGATAGCCTGTATATGCTCAATTACATACTGCACAATCTGGACAGATACCCGCTTGACGGCGTGGTTCACTTTGAACTCGAAATCGACTACCCGTTTATACATAACGTTATCGACTATATGGAAACGGAGTGCAAGCGAGCTGGCATCCAATTTGTGCGAATCAAGCCGAGGAAAACGTGGGAAGAATTGTATGATAAATGCGGTTTCCCAACAAGAAAAGTAAGATGGTGTAACGGTCACTATAAACTTGATGCAAAGCGGCAACTATCCGAATGGCTGAACGAAGTCGGTTTTTATGTAGTGCATTACATAGGCTATTGCGCCGATGAAGAACACCGTTTTAACAAGCGGTTGAGTTCCAAAAAGTTAGAGATATACCCTCTCGCAGAAAACGGCATTAACGAGGATGTGATTTTGGAATGGGCAAAGACACAGCCGATTTTCAACAACTACTACAAAACCAACAAGCGCTGCGGTTGTATGTATTGCCCCATGTCCTCGTATTTGAATTTCGCATATCTGTATAAATACTACCCCGAAAATTTCCGGTATATGCTCGAAAAAATGCGGGAGACGGAAGAATTGAGAGAGAAAGAGCTTGGTAGACCGTTCTCTGTGATTTCATCGAATCCCAAATATAATGCGGATTACTTGGAACACATCGTCAAAACGAAATGGCTCAAAAAGCTCATTGAAATGGAGATGACCACCAATGACTATGTCGATGCGCATTGCGTCGGTGTGGATGTGGATGGTAACATCACTGTCCACTGGGTTGCATTAAAGAGTATTGGCAAAACGGTGTTTTCCAACGCAGTTGACGCTGCCAAGTATGCCGCAGAAATGTCGGATTATTATGATAAGCACTACTCCTTTGGCGGCAAGCAAATCAAAAGAACACAGTGGGAACATTTTCTTGAGAAGGACTAGGCATGGGCAAGCACAAGAATAAAAAGCGCACACCAATAGGTTCACTTCCTCAAATCCTCGCGTCTTTGGCGCAGATAAACCCAAAAAATCTCAACCATAAGTTGGTTCCGGCATGAAGAAGTAAAACAGGAGCGGATATGAGTTTACACGGAGAGCCCTTGTTTGAGGGACTGAATTTTAAGGATTTGTTCGGGAAAGAACTTATTGTCGATAAAGTGTTCTGGAGTTATGACGGCATTTCGCTGCTCTGCGTATGCAAGGATGAGGACGAAAAATTGTATTTCTGTAACTGCACAGAAGTGCGAAGCGAAGAGCGTTGGGTCCTGTATCCGGCAACAGAGCAGCAAATCGAACAAATCGTCAGTAAAAGCAAGACCCCGGCCGAAGTATTCCGGGATAGCCGTGTAGTGTATATATATACCATCGGCTTGGATACAGACCAAGGAACATTGAGGGAACTGACTGTCGATGAACTGTCAGATGCAGACAAACTTCCGGAAGGAGAGTATGTGTAAATGAGCAAGCACGAACTCGGCGCAGACCGCGTTTTCTACGAAGGTGCTGGTTACTGCGAATAAACATCAACCACAAGTTGATTGACCAGAACCACAAAAGTGGTATAATGTAAACAGAACGAAACGAAAGGAGACAACCGAAGATGCTGTGCAAGACTGTTAATGCTATGTCGTTTGCTGAGTATAGTTATGAATCTGAATTCGAGTCCTACGAATCCAGCTTTGTTTCCTATACCCATCGACAGGCAAAAACAGACCTCGAACGGCTGCGGTGCGTCTTCTGACGGCATTTGCATTCCGAACGCTGCTTGTCGATTCATTTCGGCAGGCAGCGTTTTTTTGTTGCCTGCAATACAGAAAGGCAGCGAAAGAAAATGAATGTTCCAACTATCGATATTGTGCAGACGGGTGCCAATATTAAGGCACTGCGTAAGGCGGCAGGCATCAAGGTCAAGGATGTGGCGGATACGCTCGGTGTATCCACGCAGGCGGTAGCCAAATGGCAGGCAGGCACAGCACTTCCTACCATCGACAATCTTGTAATTCTCGCCGCGATGCTCGATACGAAAATCGATGACATCCTCGTCATCGCATAACCCACTCGCCGCAGGATTGCGGCTATATGGCCGAATAGACGAATTGGTTAAGTCGCAAGCCCTTCAAGCTTGAGAGTATGGGTTCAAGCCCCATTTCGGTCACCATCTGCTTCTGTAGCTCAGTTGGTAGAGCAGTAGGTTGAAGCCCTATGTGTCGCTGGTTCGATTCCAGCCGGGAGCACCACGAGGCTTAATGCCTCCTTATATGTGCCGGTATGCAAGCGGTCAAAGCAAACTGTCTGTAAAACAGGTCTGTTACAGTTCGTAGGTTCGAATCCTACCCGGCACACCATACGGCCCCTTCGACAAGTTGGTCCAAGTCGCCAGCCTCTCAAGCTGGAGTCGGCAGTTCGAGTCTGCCAGGGGTCATACAAGCACCCACAACGAGATAGTAAAGTTTAGAGTTCGGTAGTCAACTTTATTGTTTAACAAAACGGGTGCAAATCTGCAGAGGTCGCCCAAAGGTAGGGCAACGGATTGCTAATCCGTCGTCGGGTCAATCCCCGGCTTGCGAGTTCGAATCTCGCTCTCTGCGCCATATGCTCATGTGGCCGAGTGGCCGATGGCAGCGGTCCAGAAAACCGCCGGTGAGAAATTGCCCGAAGGTTCGAATCCTTCCATGAGCGCCACTGCCTCTAAAAATTTCGATTTCAGTCGAGAATTTTAGAGGCACTTTTTTGTTTGTGTCTTATTTGTTACGATTCGCTATCCATGGTTGTACTGGATACACATTTATGGTATAATGCTAATAAAGTAACGGAGGTGCGCCATGATTTTTGAAATGACTAAAAAGCAGTATCAGCTGTTTTTGCATGTCATGCAGGTAATGCAGACATTCTACGGCAATGATTTTTCTTCCATCTGCAAAGAGGTGGGTGACGCCTACGGTGTGCATGATGCCGATATTGAAAAGGCGTATACGATGTTCACGGATTTCAAGGTCACCGCTCCCGTACCTTCCATGCAAAACGCAGCGAAGGAGATTTATCATACTGCGCTCTCGGCAACGAATATCGAGGCAGAGAACAAGGAGAACCCGTATACTAAGCGCATCGACATGAACGAAAGTGCTTGGGTAAAAGCTGCTGCCATCCTCGATGCGTATTCCAGAATCCTGATGGGACAGTTCAGCATCATCTATGAGGTTCTCGATATAGCTGATACCGACAACAAACCGCAGCTGCAGGCGTATCATGACGCTCGTTGGGGCGGCATCGGCATAGCGGAAGCCCGTGACCTTCTGATTCCACAGCTGAGAAAACTCAGGGTTGGCTGGAATGGCAATTTCGGCATCTCCAACGCAGGGCTTGCCTACAACAGCAAACTTGCCTATGAGATGCTCAAAGCAATCCTGTATGCGTGCAGGCAAGGGGACGGCACCGTTCTGAAAGTAACGGACGAGCCGCTGATGTATGCGCCCGGCAAATCAAATATTCATGCGTTGTAAAGCATTTTTTAAAGAAGGAGATTTGATGAAAGCAAACTACAAAGTCGTAAACAACCGTCAGGCGCAGCTGAAAAAGGTCATTCAGAATTTTGAGCCTACGGGTGTGTGCGCGTTCCTCATGTTTCGCTACTATGTTATGCAACTGATGGCCGAATCGGAAGCTGCAGGTGGGCTGAATGTACCGCTTAGCGATTCCGCTGAACTGCGAGTGAGTGACAATGTCGATGGGTTCTTCTCCAGTGCAAAGGATGAGGCTGTTTCGAATTATCTTGACCCTGACGACGAATCTAAGGATGTCATCATCCATTTCGATGGCACTCCGGAAGAATTCTCCAAGGAACTTGAATCGTACATTCTCGTGGCTATGGTTAGCAACTTTGAGCACGCATTCCTCGATTTTTCGGATGTCACTGGTATCGGCCGTGGGCACTTCGAGTTGGCTGTCGCAAAATTTATGTCCGAATACGAACAGACAGAAGGAAAGGTCAACAGCTTTTGTGACTACGAATATGAGGAGTGATGAGTTGTGACGGTTCTCGAAAATGCACTTGTGGTAAATGACGGCAAAGCGGTCGTCATTTCGATTAAGCGTGAATGGCTCTCTAAAATCATAGCAGGTGAAAAGACTCTCGAAGTCCGCAAATCCCGCCCTTGGGAAATCTCGTTTCCGTTCGCAGTATTCTGCTATGAAACGAAGGCGAACGGCGGTGCAGGGGAAATCATCGGGGCCTTTACCTGCGAGGACATCGACCAGCTGAACTGCCTGACAGGATTGTCTCCTTACTATGCAGACGGCGAAAAGCTGTCCGGTATGGCGGATAAGTTTATCCGGGAAAGCTGTATCGATATAGCCGCGCTGTTCGAGTATGGCAACAAAACCGGCATGCTGTATGGCTGGAATATCTCAAATGTCCGCAAACTTTCTCTGCGCATGCATCAGCTGCACCTGAAACGCGCCCCGCAATCGTGGCAGTACATCAACCTGAACGCAGACGATATCGAAAGCGTAGCTGCCGCCAGCGAGTGAGCAGGAAGCGTAGCTGCGAAGTAATTGGCGAAGGCGAAAGCGTAGCTGCATCTTAAAATCCCACTTGCACAGTTGTGCGAATCGAATAGAATAGTAAGTGCATGATAGATACCATCTTCTGATTCCCCATACCGGTAGATTCACAATCTGTTATGTGCTTAGAGCAGACTCTCGAAATGAGGGTCTGCTTTTTTGTTTCCATTTTCAGAAAAGGAGGTAAACCTTGAATACCAGAACATTTACGCAATTTGCAAAAGCAGCCGAAAACTGCCGCTACAAGAACGATTTTCAGTTTGATTTGGTGCAGTGCGAGAAAGCGTATCAAATGGGCGGCGAGATGCGGATTGAAGCCGAATGCTGGCTGAATCTCTTTGAGAGCCTTGGTGAAGACGACATCAAATCCTATGTCAAGTCGGTCTATAGGCCAGGAGACCTTGACCCATTTCGCAAGAAACTGCCGAAGGAGTAAGTCCCATAATGCAGATACTATTTCATCTCATGGCGAATACCGGATGCTTGCCGGACAAGGTCGTTCCGCAAATCCCTACGAATCGGATGAAGGGGGAGGACCAGGAAACACCGAGAATCTGTACCGGACACACACTCGATGACTGCCTGACCGGCATCGGTATCCCGCATTTCATATCGAGTTTCCTGCTATCGGAAATTCGGCAGGGAAGAAGCGCGAAACACGCCGCCGAGACGATGCTCCTGCCGTTCGTCGGAAGAGTGTATTGTGTCGAGGATAACAACCCAGCACTGATACTGGACGATAAGACAAAGTATTTCGTGGCGGATTCCGTTGTCACGCACGAATGCTGGCTGACGGAGTACATCGACCCCATCAGAACGGAAAAGCTATGGCTCGTGGACGGAGAAGTTCAGTTCATACCGTTTTCGCATAACGGCAAACAGTACGAATACCCTGTCGTTCTCGATTCTCAGTGGTCTTCGATTCCGATGCAGCCCGCTCCTGAATTCCGAAAATGCCTTCTTGACATCACCAAGAAATGGCTTGAGGAAGAATAAGATGCGAGAAATGTGCCGTGAATAACAACACTGAAATGCAAAAAATCGCACACAAAACCATGGCGGAGTCTTTTTCGGAAGACTTCGCCTTTTTTTGTTTTTCTCTTGCGTATCCTTGCGAACGGCATAGAATTGGTATTGTACGATAGATAACATTCTACACAGCCGAATCTTTCGGGCGTACATCATTCACAATTCTGTTTTCAAATTAGGCAGACTTACCATTCGTGGTAGGTCTGCTTTTTTTGTTTTCAGAAATCCGTATCCATCTTTTTGAACGCGACTGCAAGGAGGTCCGCTATGTTTAATCGCAATCCCAAGAAAAACACACGCTTCGCCATCTATGCCGGTAACCCAGGTTTTTCCGGCATGGTTATCTGCTCCGATTTTATCGGGTATGTCAAAGCCCCGTCGCTCAGCGATGCCTATGATGCAGCGTATCGGTATCTTGCCAACAGCGGATATACCGCCATCGTAGTCCGTGAAGCATGAAGTTTTTCCGACAACCGAACATCAATCACACCCCGCCGAACAGCTATTGTCGGCGGGAACTTTTATTCAAAGGAGTAATCACAATGAACGACAAACTGAAATTCTATGCCGGGGCCACCGCTTTTATGCTCAGCGTCATCACCATCATAGGTTGCTTAGCCTGCTTTTTCTCGACGCCTGCGTATGCCGCGCCGGTAAAGCCAGCTGATGATTCTGATATCGAGTATGTCACGCCGTTGGAGGTCCATTTTAGGGAACTCAACGCTCAGCCACCTTTCGCGCCGGTACTTTCTGTACCTGAGCATGAGGTGGCCGAGACAGAGCCCGAATCCGAGCCTTCTGTCGAGACGGCAGAGACTGCTCAGGAACCGGCAGAAGAACCTGTGACTGACACGGTTCCTCAGAACCTTTCTGACAATGAGTACGCCATCTATACAGCGTTGCGGGATGCAGGTCTCTCTAAGGCCGGCACTGCAGCTGTGATGGGGTGCATGGCAATGGAGAGCGGGCTTCGTGTTACTGCCGAGAATCCGAACGACGGAGGCTATGGGCTTCTGCAATGGACACACGGCCGTAAGACGAATCTCTTGAACTGGTGCTATGCATCGGGTTTGGATGCAAGTTCCGTGTCCGGTCAGGTCCAATTCTTTGTCCATGAGCTCAATGCCACCTACAGTCAGGCAGCTGGGTACTCGTATCCGGTATACGAGACACTCACCACGAGCGACAGTGTAGAAGATTGTCTTGCGATGTTCTTCTCGCACATGGAAGCCGGGGTGAATGTCCCTATCTCGTCCAGCAAGGTCTATTGCGGGAACCTGACCACCTTACAACTCTACAACAAGCGGCTGAACGCTGCTTACAAGTATTTCTAAAAAATGAGGCGATTTACTATGACAAACACTGCGTATAAGACTCGAAAACTACTGTCTATGCTCTCCTGTGCCGAGAAGGAGAACGACGGTCTGATGCTGACGCATAACCTGCAAAACATGCAGCGCAACGGCAAGCAGACGGGCTGCTACGGACACATCATGAATATCTTGAACGGAAAATGCGTGTATGTGACCACAGAACGGTCTTGCTATCAGCCGATTGCCGACAAGAATATGGTTCGCTATGCCGCCGATATGAAGGATTACTCCTCTGTATCGCTCGGTGCCAGGGGCCGCAACCAGTTCGTGACCAATGATGAGTTGGTCGGAAAAATCGTTGACATGCTTCGCTAACCGGAGCAAGAAAAGGAGTATCGCCATGAACAGAATCATCTATACCATCTTCAAAACCTTAGCCGCCCTGTTTGTTCTCTTCATCATCCTGAGCATCAGTGCTTTGGCACAGTCCTTCACGCTGCACAATATTGCGCTGCTCGTGTTCAGTGTCATCTGCCTGAACAAATGCTGCGGCATCCTGTTAAACTAAGGAGAAAAAATCATGAAGAATAAATACAAAGTTGTTGCCTTGGTTCCTTTGGAGTTCTCTGTTGAGGGAAACTCCGATTCCAAAGAGGCAATCGAATCCGTCAAAAACATTTTCAAAGCGTGTCGGGATGATAACGACTACGCGGACATCGTTTTTGATGGTATCGAAGAGTCACTTCGTCACGACAGTATCGAGTACAAAGTTGAAGCCGCCCAGCCTGAACCTGAGGTGAAGGCAAATTCCGATATCCGTTCTGTTGCCTCCGATATCTGCGACGTCTTCGAAAACTATCTCGATGAAAACGGTGTCTGTATTGTGTGTAACGATGCAGACGAGGAACAAGACCGAAAAGCAAACGAAAGCGGCGCAATGTTGTATGGCATGGAATATTGGCATCTTGTCGAAGATGTCGAGTTCCGTGTGAATCATATAAATACACAATACAAGCTGTTCACCGTCTTTGATATTATGGAGGCATTTGATAAACTTCTCATTTCCAAAAAGCTTGGTGACTTTGTACCGAGCGGCGAAACTCGTTACCGTTTGTATGAAAAAATCCTGAGCTGTCTGCGTTCTATCAGGGAGGAATTGTAATGAGTACGAAAGGTTGGAACAGTCTGAAACCCATCACAGCCCCTGACCAGATGCCCGCACCCATCCACTGGAATCCGATGAGCGATGACTGGAAGCGGTGGATTGACAGCCATCAGGTATATAACGGCAAATCGAGATTCTCCAAGGAGATGCTCGATGCCATGAAAGCACTGCATGACAAGATTCTCAGCTTCGGCGGAGACGAGGTCTGTATGACTGCCTACGACGAAGACGCCGTAAAAACACTCAGTCGGGGGCAGTTCTTCTATGGCAGCAGCTATATGCGCAAAGGTCAGCCCAGTCAATGTCACGCGAATTCCGCTTATCTTTGGGATGCAAACCGTGGTCACTGCTCTATTGCGACCGGGTACGCTCTTTCTGAGGACGGGCTTTGGCGTTGTCATTCCTGGGTTGTACAGCCCCGGAGTCGCACGATGCGCGTCTGGGAAACGACCGTTAAGCGTGTGGCGTATTTCGGATTCGTGATGAACGATACCGAATGCCAGGAGTTTTTGGACAACAACACCTGACTACAGAGGGGTCATTTGCGTGAACGAATCTAACAATATCCAGAAGTTATCTGAATACGGCATGATTGCTCCGGACGGAACATGGTATCCCTGTGAGTTCGGAGAACATGCGGCTCTTGCGGGGCGCATCATCATGCAAAACAGAGTACGCCTGAACCTCTCTGATAAAGAAGTCTTAGACATGGCCTATGATTGGAGCGGGAAGGGTCTTGATTACCTGTACCGGCGCGGCTGGATTGCTGTTCGTAATCCGTCTTTAGGAAAAACATTCCTCGATATGGACACTACCAAAACCGCCACGCAGGCACAGATGAACACCGTTTTCGATTACATCCACAAATATGAACGCTATGACATGGATATTTCCAAGCTCACAGCGTTCTAAAAGGGGAATTGAAATGAATAATACTATGATTCCGATTTTACCGGAACTGAAATCTGCGATGAAGCAGGTAACAAAACAATATCAGTCGGACTTTGACCTCGACACAAAGGTCATTCAGAAAGCCGCAAAGGAAGCGAAAGCCGACGGTAAACCTCAGACATTTCTGTGGTTTTGCCGGGAAAGCGGGACCTACATTGCGCGGGAATCTAACGCGTATTTGAAGGAATCGCCGATGTACATCTCCTACCACTACTATGCGGACCAGCAGAGACGGGAAGCGAAAGGCATCAAGGCGTATGTCGTCACCGTTACGGGACTTGATGGCAGAAAACCCTTGGGGTTCGCAACGCCCATCGACTATTTCAAGGAATGCGAGCGGCAGAAACGGTATGCCGTTCCTGCAAATCGGATTGCTTTGCATTTTGAAAAGGAGACGGTCGTTACGGAAAGACCCAAAACTATCCCGCGCCATCACAGCGAGTACGGAGAACTCAAATCCGTCACCTATCTGCCGGATGATGATGCTGCGCTCGACTATGCGCTTTCCATGGTGCATCAGAGCCGCGAGAAGTCCAGCCGAAAGGTAGGTGCCTGAATATGGGTAAGATTATCGAGTTGTCCCATGACGATGTTCAGAACGAACTTGCCTATGCTCTTATCTGCGAGACTATGGAGGGTGCATACTGGAATTCCGGGCGCAGACGCCGCATGTTCAGCAAAGCCTTTACGCGCAGTGAACAGCAGCGCATCTCGAACATTAAGGCTAAGGCACACAAGTGGTATCTCGTTACAGGCGTGCCGGAAAAGGTACGTATGAGTTACGATAACTACTTGCTTTGGCAGCGCCTTGCGAACTTCTGTGCAGCTATCTGAGTATCAGCAATACCATACAGTGGGCTTTCCTTTTGAGAAGGCCCATTTTTACTTGCATGTTTGTGCGAACCGAATAGAATGGAAGTGTACGATAGATAACATTCCACTTAGCAGCATTTTCCACCGTACAATTCACAATCTGTAAACAACAAGCAGACCCACCATTTTGGCGGGTCTGTTTTTTACTTGGAAAGGAGAAATTGCCTACGACAAACACATTAACTGTAGATTTTAGCTATGTTGCCGAATTGGACAACGGTTCCAACCTGAGCATGGTATACGGCGAAGATATCGCTGAGAAAGTTTGAGGTGAAATTATGATGTATCTGAAACAGTTCCCGGATATTTGCCGGGAAATGGGGTTCGATGTCGAAGAAAAAGCAAAAATCGTAACCTTGCGCGTTACCGACATCAATTACTCCATCAACATCAACAAGAAACTCTTCTTGGAGGACCTTGAGTTGGTGCTTGATTCGTACAGCGAAGTGCGTACAGCAATCGCCATTTTTGAGGCTGAAACGAAGGCTGGAAAATACGACAACTTGGATGCAACAGAGCTCCAGAAACTCAAGTGCGTCTTTGACAAAGCTTGGGAAACCGGGCGGCTCAAAGATGACACCGGTATGTTCCAGACAGAAGTTGATGCCTGCCATCAGCACGCCGAATATCTCAAGGCTGTTCTTGAAAAGTTGCTGGAAAAACTGAAAAAGGAAGTCGAAAAAGCGCGTCTGTATTCCACATCTTCCCATGACTTTCCGATTGTCATGAAACAGATTGATGCATCCTGTTACAAAGCATATGTGCCCACGAAATCTAATAATGGGTTCATTGTTCAGGAATACATCTTTGACCTGAATGACATTGGGAAAAACGATGAGAAGAAAATTCGCGCTCAGTTCGATGAACTTTTCCAGAGGACGAACACTGCTGACAGCTACCGTCTTTTGGCAGAGCTTTCCATCGAGGTTGGATACTTTGTCCCGGTCTGCGGAATTTTTTTCAAAAAGATGGGCGACGCCGTGTCGTACATCAAGACGAAAACCGACGTTGACATGACAATCGTGCAGTCTGATAAGACAAATCTCGAAATGATTCGGACATTGGATAAGTTTCACTTGGCAATGCTGCTGAATCATATCTGCGCGGACAGTAAAAATTGCCCCTCCTCCACCACAGGCTGGTGTGAATGGTTGGGCAATAACTGGAATTCTATGACTTGAACCATTTTTTAGAAAATCAAAAAACAGGAGATAAAACTATGGCACGGAAAGAAATCAAAATTTTCATGGATTCCAAGGAAGTATCTAACTTCCTGAAAGTCATTGACTGGTCCTGGCTGTTCACCTTCCTCAGTGAACGCTACAACGTCTCGCTGAGCCCCCGCAAAGAACTGAAAGAACTGCGCGATGGTGCAGCAATCATCAAAGTCGAATGGCCTGATGAATTGATTGAAAAGTGTGGGATGATGGCTGATGTATTTTCGTCGGTCAAGCTTGCTACGTTTGATTCGTGTTTCAAGCAAGTCGTGGAATACGATGAAGATAAATTCAATAAAGAACGTGAAGCATGGTTTTCCCATCCGACAAAGATATTCAGCTATCTTGATTGTGATGGCACCGTCAAGGAACGCACTCTTGCGCTGAACATTTCACTTCGTTATACGCTGTATGACGGAGGCTATAATTTCGCAACACTGCTCTATGCGGTTTATTCCGACGTGAACGGCTGGACTGTACAGATGGAAAAAGAATAATATGAAGAATGTGCTCTGGAAAAATCCGAAATTCGAGGGCTTAACGAAGTAAGTATTTGGGAGGAAAAATATCATGGCAAACAATATCAACCGCGAGGGATTCAAAAAGTTCCTCGCGTTCGGCGCTCCTTCGTTCGAAGGCAATATCATTCTTGATTCCGGTGAGCTGTCCGAGTATTACTACCGTTTTATGCGCATACCGCTCGCCTATGGTGAGCACAAGGTAGATGTTCTGTACGGGCAGCGGTTTTATGGAACCTTGGAAAATAAACCCGTAACATTCAACCAGGAGATACGCTTCCTTTGCCTCGTTGTCGATAATGCCAAAACCGTCAATGAAACAATGGACTTCAAAACGATTTTCTGCCGTTCTTCTTTTACCTCGGATTCTGTCATAGAGGAAATGGCACAGAAGCTGTTCGATATGTTCCGAGAGAATGTGACGGAAGAAGACAAGAAGAAAATTCTCAAGGGCGGTTATTACGACAAGATAGCACGACAGAACGCTTTCTGTCGCATAATAAATGAGCATAAGAATTATCGCAGCCCTATTGACAGCATTGTCGATGAGATTGGAAACGGGTCTTGCTTTGGCCTGACATCCACAAATGCCGATGAACTGGTAGTGGATTATCTTGCTAATCCCACCGGCTGGGCTGAACGGACGATGGAGAAAATCAAGAAAGCGAGCCTTAAGTATTCCGGGCTCCAGTTCTGGATTACATTGGCCATGACGGAGGAGTTAACGGAAGAGTACGTGAAAAAGTACAGCAATCCAGATACTCCTGAAGGGAAATTCAAATCCTTGACAGACAGCATCAAGAACTATAAGAACGTCCACCTTGGCTTGGACGTCAACGGAGAAATTGACTCTGTCAAGTACCCCGTTGACGGAATTTTCAATATGGATGCCATGTATGATGGATATCTCGATACATGGAACATTGCTCCGCGTAGTGAAGAGGAACGCATTGAGGAATTTTTAGAGGAAAACGATGCTCTTCTTAAAAACCGGGATAAGATTCCGTTCAAGTACATTTCGGATATCCATTACGGAAAGAAAACGGTCTGGAAGAATCCAGATTTCGAAAACTAACAACAAAAAAACCGCCCACAACATAATTTGGTGGGCGGCTTTTTTAGAAATCTACGCTACAATTACAAATTACAGAATAAGGAGTGAGTGGACTGTTCTCCACATCTAAAATTACACTCTTCACCACTCGCCTTCGAATGAGCAACATTTTTTACTTGCCAAAATATGCGAACTAAGTAGAATGGGTATTGTACGATAGATACCATTCCAAATCGAAAAAGCTTTCTGCCTT